GTGACATTCAACGTCATCCATCCACCAGCCTCCGCGACCGTCCGCCCCGCGCCCGTGATCGTTCGCCACGACCAGTGAATCGACGCATCGCCGAAGGTATCGTACCAGCTAATGGCATCTTCATCCACGGCGCCGCCGCCGCCCACGGCCCATGCCGGGACACCTGCCACCATTGTCCAAACGTCGTTGTTATTGCCCTTCGCCTTCCGCGCCCAAGCCGGCGTCGCATTGGCAAAGATCATATCGCCGGCGATGGGAGCGGCGGCCAGGGTGTCGGGATGCAAGGTGCTGAGGAGGTTATGTCCGCCGGTATAGGTCGACCGGATTCCGTTCAACCGCAGAAGGATATCGGCCAACGTCTTGCGGATATCCCTGATTTCGGTCTCGGTATTCACAGGAGCGTGATCCCTCGGGTCAGGACCTTCAGCTCCAACGTCCATTCGCGGAGCTCCTTCGATCCGTAGATGTGGCGATGGGCCGACGGTGAGCCGACGACTTTCACCATATAGACATGCGGCTTGGTGTGGTCGGGGATGATGACGAAGCGGCCGGCCGGCCCGCCGATCGACGATAGGAAGGCTTCGAGGGCATCCACGTTCGCCGGGTCTTGAAGGTTCATAAACCGAATCCCGAACCGCTTGCTTTCGCTCAGGTAGGCGTCCCAGTCCTGGCCATAGGGCGTGGTCTGTTCATCGGTGAAAAATTGGACTCCATCATCTCGGCCGGGCTGCAAGTGGGCCGTCGTGAATTTCGACCATGTGCCGAGCCAGGCATCCCCGACCTGCGGCATCAGCGGATTAGCAGGAGCGTTCACGTAGAAGCGCCACCACCGGTTCGAATCACTAAGGAGGTGGTACATATCGTTGGCTCGCCAGGTGAAGAGTCCGTTGTAGACCATCGTTGTCCAGGCATCGGAATAGGATTGGATGCGAACGACGCCAGCCGTGATATTGTGATTGAAGAAGGCCGCCAGGGTAACGAGTGTCGGCGCCCCGAGGTCGATCTTGATCCATTGCGCCGCTTTGGCCAGGAAACGGAAAGGACGCGAGGGCCGGTCATCGTAAAGGTACTCTTTGACGTAGACCGGATCCTCCGTCAAAACGCTATCGAGCGTGATCACGGTGATGAGGTTCGTTGCCGAATAAAGGAATGCCATGGCCTTATCCTCCGAGGGCCGCCCGCATCGGCTCCTTACCCATATTCGTCCGAATCCAGGCGACCAGCTCCGGTCCGATCCGTTCCCGGACGATCCGGCGGAGCCCGGTGTCATCGACGGTCGAGATATAGAACGTCGCGTTGAGGTTTGTCCCGCCCCGTCCTCGCTCCACTTTCAGCATCGTCCCGAGTTTATCGGCCGGGAGAATGATCTCAGGGATCCTCGGCGCCGCCTCGCCGGCGAAAAGAAGGGTCGGTTCTCGCAGCACGGCCCCCGTTTGAGCATGGGGCAGGTGGGACAAAATAGAGACGGCCTTCTCTGCCTGATTCCAAATTCCCATGGTCGCTTCGGCAATCGTGGCGAGGTGATTGGAGCCAAAGCCGCTTTGCATGTTATCGAGTTGGTCGACGATTCTATCCATCCGTCCCTGCATATAGACCATGATGGAAATAACGTCCATGTGCCACCAACCCCAACCGGCCAGGAATCGATCCTGCCGCTCCACGACCCGGCCCATTCCGTCGCCTGCGCCGCCTCCGCCCCCTCCTCCGAGTAAGGCCCCGATCGCCGCGAAACCCGCATAGAGAGCCAGGGCGATAGCTCCGACGATGATCAACGCCGGCGCCGCGGCCGCCAGGATCGTCGCCGCCGAAGCGATGGCCGTCGCCAGGGCCACGATCGCCGTCCCGACCCCCGTAGCGATTGCGGCAATCCCCGTCCCGATCGCCCCCGCGATGGATGCAATAATCGAAGCGACGCCCGTACCGAGGCTCGCCAACGTCCCTCCGATTCCCGACGCCGCGCTCGACACCGCCGAACCAACGCCCGACACGCTCTTCCCGATCGATTCGACCGCCGTTACGGCTGTCTTAGCGCCGCCCAGGATCGCGTTCTTCACCAAATCGACGAGGAATTTCGAGGCCATTTGTGCTATCGTCGTGAAGAACGTTTCCCTGGCATTTTTCCAAAGCCGGTTCCACATCGTTATGATCGACATCTCGCCGCCGGCGAAATCCTCGATGAGGCCAGCCAGGTTCTGTGTGACCGTATTGAAGAGCCCGTCCCATTCCGTGCTCATTTCTTTGACGGCCGGAGCGGTCGCGTCGGCGGCGCCCTTGGTCTCATTGCCGACGGCGCGGATTTGGGATTGGAGCATATCCATTAAACGGATATATTCTTGGCCCGTAATTGTTCCGGCCTTCCAAGCCATCGTCACGAGGTTCTGTTGTTGGAGAAGGTCGCGGAGTTGGGCCTTCATCTGAGGGATTGTTATCCCACCCAGTTTCGCAATGACGTTATTTAGGTTTAGGCCCCAGGTCCATTCATCTTTGAAACCGGCCGTCACGCCCGGCAGGACACTTCCAAGCCCCGAAAATCCCGCAGTTGCACCCTTTAGAACTTCGGACATGTCGCGGGTACCTGGTAGAACCTTGGCCTGCGTCATGTCATAGGTTTTGAGCTCGTCATTGAGCTTTGCCATCGCCTCTTGATAGACGCCGAGGCTGATCTTCCCTGTGTCCAAGAGACGGTGGAGCTCCTCCTTCGCCCGTGTTACCTTCTTTGTTTCTTCCGCCTGTTGGGTGACCGTATAAATACCGATCGAATTCAGGAACGAGGCATATTCTTCTTCGACCTTCTTGGCGGCCTCTGCGGCGGCCTTCTTTCCTTCGAGGGCTTTGGCGGCGGCTTCCTGCTTCCGGGTCTCTTCTTCAAGGACCTTGACGTGCTCGCGTCCGACCTCGGCCAGGGCCTTCTGGATATCCACGCCCTCTTTGCCCTTGTAAATGGCCATGCCTAGGGCGGCCACGTTGCCGTGATACTTCTCGATGAGCTTGGCCATCTCCCCATGCTGCCAGCCGGCGGCAACCGCCGCTTCCCCCAATTTATCCGAGAGGTGCCCCTGGGCCGCGGCCAGCCGTTCGCCTGCTTCGATCTCAATCTGTTCAGCCCGGCGGAGCTCCCCAAGGAGTCCGATGTAATGGATGACGCCTCCGACAAGTGCGGCGATGGCCAGGGTCGAAGCGGCGGAGGCGAGGCTGATGCCCGCGATCGCGGCTTTGAGCGCGACGAAGCCTTGGATGAGCTTTGGGACAATGAGGAGGACGGGACCGAGGACGGAAAGAAGGGCGCCCACGGCAAGGGCGGTCGTCGCGATACCCCGCGTCAACTCCGGATGTTCTTTAACCCAAGTCCCGATCGTCATTCCGATCTCTTTGGCCTTGAGGACGAATTCCGTGAGCATCGGAATAACCGCCATCCCGATCTGTTCGCCGACACCCTTGAGGCCGAGCTTGAGGGCGGTCAATTGGTCGCCGAATTCGTCGGCCGCCATCGCCGCATCCTTCGACATCACGAGTCCGAACCGTTCGGCTTCGCCGGCGAGTTTGGCGATCCCTTCACGCCCTTCATTGAGGAACGGCAGGATGTTGGTACCGCTCCGGCCGAAGATATCCATCGCCAGGGCCGACTTCTGCTGTCCGTCCGGGAGGTCTTTGAATTTATCGGCCAGGTCCAGGAGCAGGGTGTCCATGTCCTTGGTGTTGCCGTGAGCATCTTTGGCCGAGACACCCAACGTGATCAGCGCCGCCCCCGCGGCGCCGGAGCCCGAGGCCATGTCGTCCTGGTTCATGGCCATCTTCTTGAAGGCCTGCCCGAGGTCCTCGATCGAGGTGTCCAAGACTTCGGCCACGTATTTATAGGCGCTGAGCTTTTCGACCGAGATACCGGTCTTCATGTTAAGAAGGAGGAATTGTTCAGCCACGTTGGCCGTGTGCATAGCCATCCCGGTCAGCGTGCCGACGATCGAGGCGCCGGCCGTCGTCATTATCGTTCCAAGCGTCTTGGCGCCCTTGGCGACGTCGCCCAGCGTGCCGGTCAGTTTCTTTTCATCCGCCTGGACAGCGGAGATGGCAGAATTCCACCCCGTCTTGTCGAGCAGCAGTTTGCCGACAATCGAACCGGCGAGGAAGGCGCCCATATCAGCCATTGGTCAAAGGTTTATCCTCATCCATGTCCATGAATTCGATCCGCCATTGTCTTAACGAAACGATGTCGTCGAAGTCCTCCCCCGATGCCTGAGCGATGCGGGCAACGGTGATCGCATTGAGTTCGCGCACCGCTAGGGACTTTTGGGCCACGAGTTTCCAAAATCGGACCTCCCGCCAGTCCATCTCCTCGAGTTCTTCAAGGGATAAGAGGCCGGACAAACCCTCCGTTATGACGGCAACGTTGTCCGCCCAGCCTCGAATCCGTTTTTTTCGACCTCCGGGAGCCCCGCCAACGGAGGCGCGAACATGGTCGTCGTGATCCATCCGACGAAGGCCCGGATCTCCCGGAATTCAAGTTCATCGACGATCTCCACGGGGATCTCGGTGAGGAGAAGAAGCTGGTCGTGCAGGGCCTCGATTTCGCCCTCCTTCACTCGCGTCTCGACCTTCTTCAACTCGCGCCAGACGCGCCGATTAATCGGCCGGAGCGGATACTCCTTCCCCCGCACTTCGATCGTGATCGGGGGAAGGGCACCCTCCTGGAATACGAACCCTTTGGAAGCGGGGCTCATGGCGCGATACCGAGTTGGAAGAAACGGCCCTCGTATCCGGAATCGGTCCGGGGGAAGAGCTTGAACTTCACGAGGAAGACCTTTTGGGTCCCTCGGTCCCAGGGGATCTCGAAGGCCCGCATGGGGAAGGCCTTGTAGATTAGCGCCCATTCGGTCTTGGTCACGCTGACCACGCCATCCCGGACCGGTTTGATGCAGATGGCCTTGGCCTGTTCAAACATGGCCGAGCCGCACTTGTTCCAGAAGACAACCTCGTTGGCCGTGAGGAGTGTCGTGCCCGGGAGTATGCCATCGAGCTGGGCGAGGGTGGAACGGGTCATGGGCACCTCAAATGGTCCGCACTTCGTTCCACGGAACACGGAGTCCACCGCGGCGTCGCCGTAGGTTTCCTCCTCGACATCGGCCGCTTGGTCCTCGACCGGCAACTTGACCAAACCCTTCACGGGGTCGAGCCGGAGGTTAACGAATCCGCCTCCTACCCCGTAGTCCCAAATGACGACGCAGGGCGTGATGTCGCCCAGGGGAAATTTAGGCATGTTTGCCTCCTTCCTGATTTTCGCGGTTCTGCTGGGCGTCGGCAGCCGGGCCGGGGCTCTGGGCCGGGGATGGGGCCGAAACGCTTGCAGAACGCGGGATACGCATTATTTCACGCATTCTTATCCGCCACTCGGAGGATAAAATTGGTCGAAAAGACAAAGAGGCCGGTCGGCCCGGGATTCTCGATCGGATACGGTTCCGCGACCGCGTCGGCCGTCCAGATAACATATTCCTCTCCGACCGTCAGCACGGGCAGCTCGATCCACGACCTTCCGTGGAGCCGTTTGTAAATAGCATGGGCATCGGCGCGGGCTGTGAAGTACGTCTGCGCCCGATTCCAGAATTGGATCTCCTTGTCCACCCGATCCGGCAATTCGGCATCGACCCCGGCGGGCGTCGTTTCGAGGATGAGGACGAGACGCTCCGGGAGCTTCGTCTGGTTGGTCCCGGGGAGGTAGTCCGGCAGGTGGCCGACAAAGAGATTGACGCCAATGGTCCAAGCCGTCACGTTCTCGATCCATTGGGCGAATTCTTGGAGCACGATCCGTCCTCACTTCCAACCTGCCACACAATCCAAGCAGTGATCGGCCGCGATCTTGAGGTACTTCGGTCCGTTCCGGGCGGCCTTGGACGAAAGAAACTTCGGTCCAAAGTCCGTCTCGCCGGCTGGGACTTTCTCCTTCTTGGAGATCGAATAGAATTTCACGATATGGGAACCGTCCTTCCGGCGCCCTTCGTGCTGGTAGGCGGCATAGGCGATGTTAAATCCGGCGCGGACCGAGATTTCTCCGCTCAGGAGGTTCGGCTTCTCCACCTGCTGGGAACGCCACAGGCCGCCCGTTCGGTGCGGCGTCCGGGGCGGTTCGGTGATTGCATCGCGCAGCCAGGCCGCTCCGCCCATCATCAATCCTTTCCCGAGCGCCTCCGGATAGAGGACATTCATGGCCCGCATGAAGCCGCTATCGAAGGAGCTGGTGTCGATGATCTCGCCGGGGTTCATTCGACGGATACCTCGATATGGTGGATCCCGTGAAGGTCCGAAGGTTGCTGGATATTGAGGACCGAGTGCCAACGGTCGGTACTCGAGGTGCGGAGACGGCTCGAGGGACGGACGACGGTCGTCTTTTTCAAGAATACGAGCGCGGTCGAGAGGACGTCCTCGCCTTTAAAATTTTTGACGATCTTATTCCCATGTTCCCAGCGGCACTTGACGCCGGTCGTCGTAGTCCCCGTGCCTTCGCCCCACTTATCGTCGACGCGGTTCTCGATGTCGCAGGTATGGGGCAGGAGTCCAGGATAGCTCATCGCGCCGCCTCCGTTTCGGATCGCTGGAAGATGAAGGTGCCTATATCCTCGCGCCCGATCCTCTTCTCCTCCTCCGAGTAAAGGGACAGCTCAAACGCCTGGGCCTTCATAAAGTGAACGAGCCCTTCGATGGTGAAGTACCAGTAGTGTTCTCGCGGTTTGAAGTGCTTGGAGCTGAGGACGTGATCACGGTCTCGGAAAACGGGGAGTGAAATAAAGACCGTCTGCGAGCCGATGTGTGCGAGGAGCGCCGGCGGCCAGTAGATGTGCTCGAAGGAATCGAAGAACGTGATTCCGTGGAAGCGGCCGAGGTCGTCCCGGTAAGGATCCACAAAGAGGCCTTGGGTCTGGAGCCAGGTGACGGCCCGGGGGCAGACGTCGAAGCCGAACGCCTGGCCGCGGCGGCGGATGAAGGCACCGTTGCCGATCCCCACATCCAGCACCATCTCCGGCCCGACGCCGTTCACCGTATAGGCGTTGACCAGGTTGATTCGGAAGGTATTGAGCGGATCGGCCAAGGGGCCATGTTCCCGGCGCTCGTATTCCTCGAAGTAAGCATCGTCGTAGACGGGATTCTCGACCGGATAGAACCCGATCCCCGTCTTGTCGTCCCAAAGAAGCATCGATTTCTCCATGGCTCAGGATCACCTTTCAAAGAGGGCGACCTGGAACGGTTTGGGGAGGTAGACCTTATCGACGATGTTCCAGTCCTCGTCGACGATCGCCACGCCGGCATCATGGGTCAGGATGAAACCGCCGGGCCCCCCGTCGTCCGGCAGCCGTTCCACGAATTTCACCCATCGGAGCTCCTCAAGCACTCGCTCCGTGCCGACGCGGACTCCGGCCTCGGTCCCATAGATGAGGACGCCCTTGTGGAAGAGGGGCGAATGGATGGACGGTTCATCGACCCAAGCGACATGCCGGAATCCCTCGCCCATCGCGTCGATCTCGATGATCCGCCGGCGGCGCAGGGCAGCGGTGAGGAACGTGGCCCCACCGTCCTGGAGGGTGATGGAATTGAAGTGGGCGCCTTCGGACGGCTCTACGGCATCGCCATCGGAGGTCGTCTGGTAGGCTTCCCAGTCCATCCTTCCGTACCGTTCGCTCCGACCGCCCATCCCGCACAGCCAGCCCCACCACTCCCATTTTGTCGCGCCGGTTTTCGGCTCCACGGCCAGGAAAAGGTCGAGGCCGGAGGAGCAGATCAGGAGCAGATCGCGGAGTTGGACGGCGCGGTGAGGTGCGTAGATCATGCGGTGATGGTAGCCCCACACCATCCCGCGGCCTTCCTTATCCCAAAATTCGATCGAGCTATGACGGACGAGGACCAGGTGGCCATCGAAGGTGCCGACGGCGCCGACGCGACGGCTGAGGGTCTTGGCCGGATGATCGGGGATCCGGCGCAAGATTTCGCCGTCGTGGACGAGGACGGCTTCGTGAAAGGGATGCTGAAGGACAGTCCAAAATCTCACGATATAAACTCCTTGATTGAATTGCAGATAGCCCCGGGCCGCGCCTCGGCCGAACCGTAGACGACGGGCAAGTAGCGGCCGTTGGTCCGAGCCCACGGGGGAAGCCAAGACCGGATGAAGGGGGCCTCGAATTCGCCGCCCTTGGAGATTTTATTGATGGGCCAAAACATGACGCAGGGGGTTTGGAATTGGGCTGCCATCACCGACAATCCCGAGGGATAGCCGATTAGGACGGAGGCCTCGCGGATCAGGGCGAGGACTTGGGGAAGGTCCGTGGCGCCGACCAGGTCGATGAACGAATCCATTTCGTCCAGTTTCAATAACCGGTTTGCAAAGGCGCGGTCCCACGGCGCTCCCAGGAGGACGACCTTTTGCCGTTCCTTGTTCATCCTCGATCGGACGAGGAGCAGGAGCTCCATCCAATCCCCCGTCGTCCAATCCTCCCTGGCCCACTTCGCGTTGGCTCCTTCGGAGGAGGCGTAGAAGAGAATGAGGCGCCCGCCCGCCCGCTCTTTCATGCTGAGGGCGTAGTCGCGGCTCGCCGGCGGATAGGCGATCTTATAGTCCCAATGGGTCTCGAATTCCGGCAGGATCTCTTCGACGACCTGCCCTCGTTCGAGGGCCGAGTTGAATTCCATCTTATAGGTCAAGCCCTGTTCTCCCCGATAGACGGGGCGGCCATGGCCCCCGCGAATACCGAAGTCATAGGTGAGGGCAACGGGGAATCGGATGACACGATCGACGAAGGGGAGAAGGTCGAGGTACTGGCCGCTATAGCGGTGGCCGATGTCTTCGTGGACGGCGAGGGTGAGGCGGTCGATCCCGGCGTGGCGCTTGAAGGATTCCATCTTCGTCATGATCCAATGGATGTCGCCGACACCCGGCGGAACGCCGATCGAGACATCATGCGGTTGCCGGACCCGCTCGGCAAACACCCCGAAGCGGAGCAAGAGGCGCTCGCGCGTGATCCCTTTGAAGCAGGCGTGCTTCATGTCGTAGCAGTTGCAGAAAGGCTCGGGCGCGATGTAATCGAAATTCTCCAGCCCCATCGACAGGTCGATCAACGTCTCCGGTTTCTGCATCCCGCCGAAGACGCAGAAGCACTTGGTCCTCGTGGCCACCGCAGCCGGCAGCATGAGCCCGGGCGGGCAGACGATCATGTCGGCGATCTTGATGAGCCCGAGGAGTGTCGTCAGGGAGACTTCCCCGTGATGGTACCAGGCATCGAGGTTCCGGGGCTCTTCCCCATCGAACCATTCCTCCCCGTCCTCCATATCGGCCACGCTAAAGAAATAGAACCGGTCGCGGAATTCGTCGATGAGGAGCTGAAGGTAGGACGGTTTGGGATTGCGGGAGGGCGCGGACCACTCGCGCCGAATGGTCGCGGGACGGAAGAGACAGAGTTTCCGTTTCCCGATCTTGAACGGTTCTATGACCTGGCGGGCGTCCGCGATCCATTGGTCCTTGATGGGGAAAAAAAACTCATAGGTATCCATCCCAGCCTTGCGGCGGATAAACTTCGCGTTGGAATGCTCGTTCTCGAAACCTAGCTGGGTCATCGCCCCATCGGGCCGGCGGAAATAACCGGGCGGGAAGAAGCTCCAATCGAGCCTCGACCATCGCGGTCCTTCCGGCTCCGAAGGGGGAATGACGAACGTCCCGACCGGCCGCGTGGCCACGTGGCGCCGCTGGCAGCGGAGGGGAAGGTCGGAGGGCGGGGCGACGAAATGGACGTTTGGGATGTCCCAGTAGGCCTCCGGGAAGGCCGTCTCCAGGTAGACGGCACGGAAGCGGGAGACCAGGTAGCGGATGACTGGGCGTTGGTAAAAATTGTCGCCGAACCCGAGACAGCCTTTGAAGTAGAGTAAGCGGCTGTGGACGTCCGCCGGGAGCTCGAGGATGTTTGGTTTCGTCATTCCGGGCGTCAGCATAGGATCTCCTCGGCCTCGGCCGTCTCGAAACAATCCAGCGCCGATCCGGACGTGAGGTTGACGACGCGGATACCGGCGGCCGCGATCCGCGGCGCGACCGTCTGGAAGCGATTGAGGAATCGGAGGAGGTGCTCCGGCGGTTGTGGTCCGCTGGGGTGCGGAGGGTGCCAATGGGTTTGAGTCCCTTCGTCGACCGGCCGGTGCCGCATGTCGAAGCCGACAAGGTAGATGGGATTGGCCCCGAGGACCACGGCGAGCTGAAGGCCGAGGTAGCCGACGTTGTCGCCATGCGGGAGCCCCTCGACCGAGGAGAAGACGAAGGAACGGAACGAGGCTGAAAGGGTCCGGTATAAGGGGACGATGAGCATCCCGGCCGGCAAGGAACAGGGATATTTGACGTACCATGCTTTGAGCGCCAGGCTGGCGAGGAAGCGGTCCCGGCAGCCGGGCATCCGGTCCTCATAGTCGCCGCTGAGGATCCAGTCCAGACACTCGAGGTCGGCGCCGAGGATGACCGTCGGATCGAATCGCATGAAGGCCAGGTTGGTGCCGATCGTGCGCCAGCCCTTGAGGAGCCGGACATCGAAGTCGCCAAAGCTCGGCCCGCCGCCCACGACGACCGCCGCCGATCCCCGCCACGAACCGTCCGGCAGCACGTCCGAGAGCCGGCGGTTGGTGAAGAAAGGAGAAGCGAATTTGTGCTTCATGTTCAGGGGGCCATGATGAAGGGCATCTTTTCGGAACGGAAGAGCTTGAGGATGGCGTCCACCTCCGCCACGCCCGTGAGTCCTTCGGCGCCGGCCAACTCCGATGCCAGCGAATACGAGTAGCGCCCGATCGTCTCGCTCTGCATGTTGATCACGTAGGAGGAGGGGTCGTTTATCGCTTCGACGAAAATCCGAACGGCCCGTTTGATCCAAGCCGGCACGGTCGTCTCGCCGTAAGTGCCGACGACGCGGATGTTATTGAATCCGCGCGGGAAGATCCCCTGGGCCGACGTTTCCGAAAGCAGGTACTGGAGCTCCACGCCCGTCTGAGCATCGAGGTTGACATAGAGGGAATCGATATCGAAGGCATACCAGGTGGCATCCATGAGAAGGTTGAAGACGTGGACGGTGGTGACGGTGAGGAGCGGGGCGTTGAGGCCGAGAAAGATGCGGTTCTTGTCGTTCCCGTTGAGGTGCAGGTCGAGGGCTTTGGAATAGAAGTGGCGGCCGAGGACCTGTTCGACGATCGCTTCGGCCGCTTCGATGGCCTCTTGCTTTTGAGCCGCCGTCGTGCCGGCGGGCCAATTGGTGACGTCCGTCTCGCTGATATAGTGGCCGGTGTAAGGCATCCGCCGTATCCTCCTTTTGGCAGAAGAGCAGGGCCTCCTTTATCAGTCCCCAAGGGGATCCACCCAGATCCCCGGAGGCCGACCGTATATCGGTGGGGGCCGGGAGGCCCTTGCTTACACCCGAACCGCTCTTACCTTAGATGACGCGGTACTGGACGGCCTTGAGGTAGTCGATCCAGAGGGACTTGGCCGCGGCCTCGCCGTTCCGAATCCCGAAGCCCGGGGCCAGAAGGTCGGCGGCGTCGTCGGGAATGTAGGTCGTGACTTCGTGGACGGCCGTGCAGACTTGCGAGGGCACGCTGTCGGTGAAAACGAAGAACCGAACCGTACCGGCGCCGTCCCAATGGATCCCGAGCCGGATCCACGTCAGGTTCGCCAGGCTCACGCCCAGCGAATGGGCCGCGGCGACGTCCCCATCCTCGGTCACGCCGTAGAGCGCGGCGCTCCCGTCCACCTTCAAGAAGTAGGCGCCGTTCTGAACGCCACCCCCGAAGTAACCGGCCGTGTCGTCCACCAACCCGAACCAGAGGTCGCTTTGGAGCACATCGGAGACCTTGATGCGGACTTCGAAGTAGAGCGGGAAACCCTTCTTGAGGTTGAAGGTCTTGACGGCCCAGACGAGTTCGTCCGAGTCATCGTCGGCGACGTCGTTGGTGACGAGCAGGACTCCGTTCACCATGTCGATGACGGCCTCGCTCGCCGCCCCGCCGCCCGCCTCCGTCGTCGTCACGGTCCAGTCGGCGACCGTGTAGCTGTCGAAGTCGGTTTCCAGCCGGTGTCCATCGACGATGTCGTGATCCCCGAGGAGCCACCTCAACTTGTCGTGGTTGATGTTGTAGTTACAGAAATTGAAGTCGCGGAAGTGGAGCTCGGGCTGCGCCGTCCCGGCATTTGCGTGCGGGAAATGTTCGCTATCCATGGTATTGTTCCTCCAAAATTTTAATGAGACATGCCTTCTTCATCGTGAAGGCCCCGGGCACGTGGATCTTACCTGCCAACCGTCGAAGGGCATTGATGGGAAGAGTCGAGAACGCCGGCTCCGTCGAAGGACGGGCCGGAGGAGCTGTGGTCGATACCGAGACCGGGTTATCCGGCTTCGATAAGTCCTTGAAACGCAAGAACGGAAACCGTTTGAGCTCCTCTATCGCTTTTGGATTTTCGATCTGCCGACGCTGGCCATGCTGGAATAAAATGTCCCCAATGATGGTCGGAAGCGATCGCCGCGGTCCGAGGTTCGTGATGACTGTCGACACGTCTCTCCTTTACTCGACCGAACGCCTTGCCAGGTTAGCAGGCGTGCTCGAGGCACCGGAGCAGGACGACGGCATCGACGTTTTCGATGGCCCAATCGACCCGCATGGAGAAGAAGACGTAGGTGGCCTCGTCCGCCGCTTCCCGCTTGGATTCCAGTTTGATGTCTCGCTGGATCCCGACGATAAGATTTCCCTTCGGAGTGAGCAGAACGTCCGTGTAGGCGCCCGCGCCCAGGACCCCGTCCGTCCCCGCGCCCGGAGAGCCGAGGGTGATGGGCATGAGGGGAACGTCGAGGATCTTCACCCGGTTATACATGGGCTGAGCGGTGCCCAGGAACACGGCGTCGCCGAGGACCGTTCCTCGGGACGAGAGCGCGGCCAGGTAGTCCTGGGTCACGAGGTCGGAGTTGAGGAAGCTCATGTTGGCGAGCCCGTTGTTGGCCTTGTAGACGGCGGGCATCGTCTTGAGCATCATGTGGTACTTGAACTCCCAGTCGTAGGGCTCCGCCGCCTCCCGTTCCGCAATCAGGCCGGCCGCATTGAAGGGGCTCCCCGTGGTGCCGCCCGTGCAGGCTTCGAGGAGGTGAGCGGCGCCGGTGACGTTGTTGTAGTACGTCTGCCCGACGGCCGAGTGCGTGATCCGATACCGCCACCCGTCCCACATCCCGCGGATGTCGTCGGCCGCAAAGCCGTTGAGGGCGTGCGTCTCGGCGATCCAAGCCGCCACTTCCAGCTCGTTGGCCATCTTGGCCGTGATGAGCTTCATGAGCTGGTCCTTGTATTCGGCCTCGGTGGTCACTCCGGCGATGTCCTCGAGGTCGTCGTCGAAGATGGCCACGCAGCCCCGGATCTTCTTGGTGTTGAGCGGGATCCGGTTGTGGGTGAAGGTTTTCTTGTACTTCGTCTCGTCGAAGTGATCGGCGGGGAACAGGAACGATCCGGCCCCGAATCCCAGGGCCCGGATGTTCTTCTGCGGCAGTGTCATCCGTTCAATCCGGGCATAGCCCTTCATGACGGATTGGTCGACGAGGTAGGTGATGAACCGGTCCGCCTCCTGCTCGACCAGCGAGATCGAGGGCAGGGAGATCAGGTTGAAGCCCTTGCGGATCTTGAATTTTTCGAGCAGCCGTTTGGTCGTGTTCACGCGGCACCTCCTTCCTCTTCCTCCGAGCCGATGTTGAACGACGGCCAGTTATCTTCGACGGGCTTGCCGTCGTCGCCGTCGGCGCCGCCCTTGTCGTCCTTGAGGCCCTTGGAGACCACTCGCTTGCCCTTTTTCAGGGCTTCGATCTCGGTCTTCACGGCCTTTAGTTCGTCGAGGATCGGTTTGAGGAGCGCGGAGTCGGCGGCCTTCTTGACCTCCACCTGGTCCTTCGTCTTGTATTCCTCGAGCTCCGCGAGCTTGAGGCGCGTCTCGGCGGACAGGTTCTCTTCGCCGCCGTCGTCCTTCTTCTCCACGATGGCTTCACCGAGGAGCGTTTCCAGGATGTCCCGGGCCTTCGCCAGCCCCTTCGAACCTCCGACGGCGCCGGCGATGAAGTCGCGGAGCTTCTTCAACTCGTCGACCGTGGATTTGGACAGCCGGGCGCCGATCTTCTTGATCGTCAGCTCCTCCGCCTTCTCGACCTTCTTGTCCTTCTTCTCCGGAGCGCCGAAGGACGCATACTTGCCCAGCGCCTTCACCGCGTCCTTGACGTCGGCCGGCATGTCGCTGAGGTATTTCTTGAGCAGGTTCAGGGCGCCTTTGATGGCGTTAAGGGCGTCTTCGGGGAGGTCGGCCTTCCGGAGCCTTTCCATCACCTCCGCCGTGATCTCCTCTTCGCCGTAAATCGCTTTGAGAGTCTCGAACAGTTCGTCCACGTTAACCCTCCTTTTGATGATGGCGAATTTCTTGCGGTTGGCCGCGCGGTCTACCAAAGAGATCTCTTCGGCCTCGATGTCGACCAGTTTCCTCGCCATTCATTTTCTCTCTGTTCGCTTAGGAGCACAGCAAGAACGTGTCTCGGAAGTGTTGGCTTGGGTTCCCGATGGCGCGACCTGCCCGCGTTTTGAGCGCGGCGCGGTGTGCCGTTTGGTCGATCGGATGGCGTGTCCCGCGGCCTCGGGGCCTCGCAAGGCCGACCGCGGATCATCCCGGCTCCGAATCCTAGAGACTCAGCACCGTTCGCTTTAACCTATAGGCCATCGGGTTTGGTTTGTCAAGGAATTCTTTTTTGACTTCCTTCGAACCGCATGTTATCCTTCCTCTCTCCTGGGCCTCTTGTGACGGTCGGCTGGATCCTTCAAGAGGGAACGGAAAACAGGGTTTTCTGGATCACTCGGGCAAGAGCAGACCCGAAGAGGATAACGGCCTGAAGAGCGGAACCAATCCCGGGAAAAAACATCCGCCCCCAGGTATTTTCCTTCCCCCCGTCAAAAATCCGCCGGCGAGCCCCTCGAAATACCGCGAAATAATGCGAGAGACGCATTTGAGCGGGTTTTCCTGCCGGGGTCGGTGACAGAGTAGCGGGTTAAGGGGTCGAGGCCCGTCCTCCGATAGAAAAGCCGGTTAGACGCCCCTCCTCCACTTCCGTCCAAACGTCGGGCGAAGTGACCTTCACCATCATCCACCAGGAGCCGGCCGGGATCACCTGGTCGCCCTTCTTCGTGTCGTGCTCCGGTTGGAAGACCTCGAGGATCGGAAAGTAGTGCGCCTGCCCCTTGTGCATCACCTTAATCCGCTTTTGGTCGACGGCATAGCGAAGCATGAAGCGGTACATCGCCTTCTGGATCTCAGGGGCGTCCGTGTAGTCGTCCTGAGTGTCCCGGACGTTCGGCTCATAGACGAGCCCGCCGACGATGTGCTCCTTTTTGTCGATCTTGAGGAACCGGAACTTCGTCGTCGTCTTTTCCACCTTCTCAGGGACGCCCTCGTGTCCGAAGTGGCCGGATCCCGGACCACCCTTCTTGACGCCCAATCTCGCCTCGAGCATCTTGCCCGCTTCCGTTTCAGCGATCTTCGTACCCCATGTTTTTTCGCCGGCCTTCTCTCGATAATTCGCCGAATATACGTTAGCAAAAAACTCCTTCAGTGTACCGGATGAACCGCCCTTCGTATATCCCTGCAACGAATCATCTTTTCGACCGCCCTTCACGTCACGGTAATACTTATCCCAATTGCCCCTTTCCGTCTCACTCAACTTCCCGTGCCAAACCGAATGACCCACCTCGTGCAGCACGACGTCCTCGTTCTGCTTTACATTTCCCTTTACATGAAGCCCATCGTTCGGCGTCCCCGGTTTGTTGATATTAAACCCGTACACCCTACTTGGATTTATTAATCCGCCACTTTCTCTCGTCAACGTCGTAGCAAAACTTTGATCATCATGGTAGAACACGTTCAGCCCTTCCGTGTCTGCCGCTGGCACTTTTTCCAAACTCGCCTCAAGTTCTTTTATGTTCCCCGCGATAACCTCTTCCGACTCTTTCGACGACACGGATACTTTAATCCCGCGCCCCTCAAGCCCCCCGCCGCCTGGCCCACTTCCGCCAACCTCGCCCGGAATGCCCTCATGACCGAAATTCCCTGATCCTTCCCCGCCTTTCTCAACCGCGTCCTTGTGCTCCTCAATCCACTCCCGCGCTTCGCCCATCGTCCACTTGTCCGTGTCGAACAGGTACGTGACGACCTTCTTCGATCGGATGTCCTCGAGCGCCTTAATCCCTTGATCCTCCGAAATGGTGATGGTGCGGATCTCCGCGTTGGCTGGCATCGGCTGGACAGGGATCCGGTGGTAGGCATCGGTCGTCTCTGGCTTGGAGATCCTCACCGAGGCGTCCGCTTTGACGACCGTCCGGGAGCCTGGCAGGGCCTTCATGACGGCGAGGGCGGCATCGGCATCCTCGGCGGTCTCGAAAAAGCCGGCCGTCTGACCAAAGCCCCAGGTCTGGAATACGAGATCTCGCTTTTGAACCATAGGTTCCTCCTGCTCGTCGAATTCTAATTCCTCTTCCTGCCAACCGAACCGCTTATCCAGCATCAACCGCCTCCCTTCCTCTGTCCGATAAGACGAATAGTGGCGGTTTTATTCTTCTTGTCTACGTTTACGACGTCAAACCGACTACTGCGGTCCAAGATCAATTCCATCTCCGATCCGATCCCGCTGGCACGATGACCAACATAGAGCGCCCGCGTCCCTTTGGGTACTTCGACTTTGACCATACAGTTTCCGAATGAACCATCCGCCGCCACCGTTCGGCTAAGGGAAGTCGAGACATAGGCGCGGTCTTTAAATTTCCCGCCTTCCTTCATCTTCCCGAATGTTTTTTCGTCTAATCCTCGATAAGCAATGACGTGTTCTTGGAGAGTCGATTTATCCATGACGGAATCCATCATCCGTACTTGGTCAGGTGTCTCACCATAGGATGAAAAGATGCCCTCTTCGGTTCGTTCCTGACGGAGTACGCCGTTGATATCCCGATAGGCATAAGCCTGGTAATTTGCCACCCCATTCCGCTCCGCAGAGGACAAGGTAACGCCAGGATTCAATGTCTCCTCGCCCCATTCGTTGATTCGATGGAGGGCTGGGGTCTCGATATCTCCTTGGCCGACCGCGCCGAAATCTTTATATCCACCTCCTCCCCCTTCACCCGATCCTCCAACCTCGCCCGGCCGTCCCTCGTGACCGTAGTTGCCCGAACCGGCTCCGCCCTTCTCGATAAAGGTGAGGTCTCTTTCACTCCATATGAAACGACGGATGGCATCCATGATTATTTCACGATCCTTAATGTTATTTTTTCGGCAGATTTACTTACTACTTTGAATTTAGTATTGCGTGGGAGGATAGCCTCCTTTTGGCCATGGTATTCGGGATTGCCGAGGCGCCTTGCCATTGGGAGATAAGATTGACCTTTAGGAGCACGGATTATCACGTGAATGGGATTTTCGGAAATACCGCCCCCGCTCATCTGATTTTTGACAGTAGCGAACCCTTCCTGGTTCCTGGATGTCGAGACGAACGCCTTATCCACGAAAGTTGCCCCCACTTCTGGGAAGAAATCCTCGTCAACCGCTCGGTGAAAGTCCGTCGGATTATCCGTAACTGGTCCACCCCTGAAAGCCTTATCCAGGGCCTCCATTTCCCGAGCCTCGGCATATTTCGGTGTCTGGCCTAATCGCAGAGTTGAGTTTACGGAAGGATCAGCCGTATAGTTCCAAATATCCGCAACCTCACCTTCACTTAATCTCGAGGCCACACGATCCGCATTCTTACCAGCATCCGAATCAGATACCGTCGCTCCTCCGCCGTTTTCCTCTTCGTCGTTTCCTTCTCCACCGTTTCCCTCTCCTCCTTCACCTGATCCTCCTACCTCCCCTGGCCGACCCCCATGCCCAAAATTCCCGGAGCCCTCTCCACCTTTATCCAATTCGATTCCAAGCCGCCTCGCTTCTTCGATCAGGGCAGCCCGTCCCTCATCGCCCGCTGCGGCGATCTTCTTGAGCCACTCGCCCGTCTCGTACCAATGATCGAATTGGCGTTCCGCCTCCGCCGGCGGCAAGGTTTTGTTGCAGATCCCGCCGACGGATTCCTCATCGCCACAGACGAGGCACCTCGGATGGCCGTTCGGGTGCGTGAACCGAGCCGGTTGGAACTTGTGGGGTCGGGAGGCGTCGGCCTTCTTTCTGCTTTCCCGGATTCGGGCCGTCTCCTCATCGCATGCCTTCTGATCCGCCGGCGAGAGGGCCTTGAGGACGTCGGATACTTCGCTGACCTCCTCAATACGGTTCCCGGGCCGAGCCCGGAGGACAAGATCGAAGACCGGGAGGAAGGTCGATTGCGGCCCCTGGGGGACATAAATGAAGCTACAGGCTTTGCGGGTCTCCCGGCTCAGGAGGCGCCCCAGCCGGAGCTCCAACTCTTTGTCCCTGTTCTCTTCGGCATCCCGGATGATGATGCCCAAGTCGGCGCTGCCGCCGGGATCCCTGACAAACGGTCCCCCGATCGAGACATAGGATTCCGCCACCGTCACGTCACCGAGGGAAGGAACGTCGAGCCCGCCCCAGGTCGCCTTCCTCACCATCGCCCCTTTGACCAACCGATCCAGCGCCGTCTCCGTCATGATCCGCATATCGCGGTGTTCCATCTCGTGCCGGAGGAGCACATAACGGTCAACGAATTCCGATTCGGACAGCCCACCCACGGTCGCCCTGGGATCCTTCGCATAGTTGCCGGCATAGAGGAGAATGAACCGATGACGCAGGTCGCGGACCTCGCCGTCGGGCAGCCCTTTCAGGACTTCGACCGTCACGTTTTCAACGTGCATGGCCTCTCTCTTCGCGCCGATAGCCCTCCATATAAGGGCACGACGTCCGGACGCACTTCAAAACCTCCTCCCATCCCTGATCCTTCCATACTCCGCATGCTCGTTTGACGAAGAGCTGTCCCTGCTGGCACTCGGGACAGACGCGGCCGGGGAGGATCGTGAGCTCCACCGGGACAGGTCTCATGCCGCCACCACCCACGTGCACTCGCACCACGGATGCAAAGGGATCAGCCCGTCCGCCTCTTCCATCGTATAAGGACTCGCTTCGGCCCGTTCCAGGCACTTCTCACAGGCCAACGGATCGGCGATCCAATCGGTCTTACTGATATCGTTTTGCTCATAGGCCGTGAGGATCCCGTCGGAGGTCGCCCGGGCCGTCTCGGTCGTGGCGATCATCTCCCCACGATAACGGATGGCCTTGTCGGCCCAGCGGCCCATGAGTTGAGAGACTTCCGATTCCGAATAACCTTCCTCGAGGAGCCCCGCGGCACGGCGCCCCAAAGCCTTGCTCTGCGGTTCATTGAGTCCGATGAGGGGGCGGATCGAACGTCCTAGGCTGGCCGTGGGGATCCCGAGGTCGATGGCTTGGGCCGTGGCAGCACGCAGGGCGTTCCGCGTCTCCCGCGTGATCACCGTGACCATCTTGGCGGACTTCTTGCGGGCCGCGTTGACCGCCGCCGTCCCGATCGGATCGAGGCGCTGTTTGACAAGTCGGATCCCGGCCCGGAGGAGCATATCGTAGTAGAGTCCGCCCAGGAGGCTCCGCCCCATCTGCTCCACCGCTGCCCAATCGACCTTCCGGTCCACGTCCTCGAGGCTGTGGATTCCGGCGACGGTCTCTCCGATCTCCGTCCTCAGCACTCTGAGCCATCGTGCGGCAGCGATTCGGAAGGCCGGCCGGTTCTCGACGATAAGGGCATGATGGTCGCGGAGTCGGCGCTTGCGGAACGCGGCGCCATGCTGGACATGGAACTCCGAAAGGGCTTGCTGGACCGCAGCGATCTCCATATCGGTTGGATTCTCGAAGAGGTGGAGTGGGACTTCCAGGGACATCGTGTTATCCGTTCATCCGACGTCCTCCAGGAATCGAGAGCCCGGGCCGGTGGGAGATGCGGTCTTGGGCTAACTCGGCCGCCCTCACCTCAATCGCCTTTTGCTTTTTCTTATGCTCTTCGATTTCTTCCAGAGTGATCGGCATGACGAAAGCGATGTTCGCACAGTTCAGCATGATGGGCTTCTCAGGGTCGATCCGCTCGCGCAGAGCGAACCCGTCCGGCAACCATTCGCTCGGGACGATTTCGTCGCCCTTGACGTAGAATACCGCGTCGGGCGTGATAAGGTAAACGGCTAACGGCATGACTCAATACTCCCCTTCGGCCATCTCTTCTGTTCCACGTGGAACACGAGGTTGCAGTAACGAACGGTGGACCGCTATCTTCTTGATGGTCAGGTCGTTCTTCATGAGCGCCTCCGCCGCTTCCTCGAATTTGGCCAACGGCGGGATCCGCCGGCGGCCGGGAATCACGAGCTTGACCTTCCGCACCATCGGATCATCGAGCACTTTGTTCAGCCGCGCCTTCAACGCCTCCATGTCGTCGAAGACCTCGACGGTCTTTGTCCCGTCTGTTCGCGTGATCTGCATTTCTATCGGCCTCCTATTTCCGATTCCAGTTCTTTCGCCTCCGCCTCCCGAGCCTTCCGCGCCGCTTCCAGCTTCGCCTTCAGCACGCCGGCAACCTTCGCTTGCAGCTCCTCGATGGCTCGGTCATTCGCCGCCATCCCCGCCTGGGCGGGTTCCGTCCCGACCTCGCGGTAGGTGGCGCTGATGAAGTACGTGTCCCGATAAGGATCGGCTTCCGGGATCTCGGGCAGCCCCAGCCGTTCGGCGACCATGGCCCGGGTCAGGACGCCCATCCCGAATTGGACCGACGTCCGCGCCGTCTCCGTGTCCATGTCGCGGATGTCCAGCTCGTTGAGGACGAATTCCCAGTCCTCCGAGTCGAATCCGTCCTTGATGATCTTCTGGGTCATGATATGGTTCAGTACCCGTTGGAGCGGCTTGACGATGGAGTCGATGTAGATGCGGGTCGATTCGGCGGCCGTCGATCCTCCCAGGCTGCCGATCTCGATGATGCCGATCCGGTAGGGCGGCATGCGGTAGCAGACGAGGACCTCGTCGCGGAGCTGTTTGAAATAGAGCTTGAAGTGCCCCTCCTTGACCTCCACCACCAGGGGCGTCCACGTGATCTTCCCTCCCTCCGGCGGATTGATGACGATGGTCTTGTGGGCGTTGTTCGAGGCTTTGATCTCGGTGTCCACGAAGTCGGAAATGATCTTCGCGTGTTCCTTCTTCCATTTCCCTTCCAACGTGATCACGGCGGCGGGGATCCCGTAGTTGTTGAAGAAGGCCAGGTTGTAGTCGCGGATCCCGACCAGCCCCTCAATCGCCCCGACGGACGGGAGGACGTTCGGCGCCCCATACCAATCGCTTTGGGCGTAGTAGTTGCGGTAGAAGATGAGATCGTGGGCTCGCTTTTCTTCGGGAATATCCCCGGCCTCTTCACCCGTCTCTGAATTCACATACTCCTCATAACCAAACTTTCGGAACCATCGGTACTTGTTGGCCCGTGTCTGACAATATTTATTCCCGTCCTTATGGACCTTGACGGTGTGGGCCGGGAGTTGGTAAAGGGCGTCCGGGGTCCCGTCATCTCCCCAACCGACCTCCATGCATAACCATCCAGTCGAGCCCCAGTCGATGATGAGGTGCTCGAGGACGTCCTCCGTCGATGCCTCGTCGGTGTTAGGATCGGAAAGGAAATCTTCGATGGCTTTCTTGACCGCCTCGTCGCCCTCCTTCACGTTCTTCCGGAGTTTAATCACGTAGCCCTGTCCGGTCACGTCCTTGGCGATCTGCCGGACGCACGCATCGAAGAACGCACAATTATCCTGAAGGGTCAAGAAACCGGCGACCTCGAAGGGATACGGGACGAGGTTCTTCTCCGTCATGTATGTCTCGTCCTTCAACGCCTGCGAGACGGCCCGGTTCTCGGCGCCGGGTTCCTTCTTCCTGATCTCGAAGCGGTCCAGGACGGACATCGGGAAGACGCCCTTCGACGTGGCCAGGAACTTATGCGTCTGGCTCCCGCCCTTCGTCACAAAGACGAATCCTTCGGCCTCTTTCCTTTTCTCCTCGATCGGACGCGGTTGACGTTTCTTGGACATGGTACTCACTCCTCTTTCTGCCCGGGGAGGTAAATAAACCCATCCCCCTCGCGGGCCATGTGGACGGGACTTGGGACGGCCGGAGCCTCGCGTCTCGCCGGCGGTGCAACCGTCGCGGCCATAGGCGCCTCATCCTCATCCGAAGGCCGGGCGCGGTGATAGCGGCGCTTCGAAGGTTTCGGTTCCAGGGCCGCAGCCACAGCCTCGACCGCTTCCCGAAGCGAAGGCGGGGGCGCCTTCTCCTCTGTGCCCTTGGTGACGAACCGGGGCGTAAAGACGAAACCCTCCCGGACGGGCTCAAGGCCGATCTTCCACTTGACGAAGTACCGCGTCTCGTCCATCGCGTGGTCGCCCTTCTTGACGGGCCGGCCGTTCCGCTCGAAGTACCCCTTCACCTCTCGGAGCCAGGCTTTGCAGCCGGAGCGGGAGACGTAGTACTTGGGCGGCCCGATGACCGGCCGCAAGGCGTTCCTCACGGCCTCCACCCCGGGCTCCACGGCATTATCGGCAGCCGTCATTCGGAAACCGCGATCCGCCAGGGCATCCTCCCACTCTCGGATCAGGTCGGGACGGGAGGGATCGGCCACCCCGTCTCGGATATTCGACCACCAGGGAAGTGCTTTACAGGCTTCGATCACACGGGTATTCGTCGTCCCGCCCTTGTAGTACTCTCCGAACCGCACCCAGCCGAAAGGCCACTGCTGCCAAAAGCCGACCGAAAACGGATTCGATCCGCCCCAGTCGATGCTGAGGGAGACGGTTCGATCGGGGGAGAAACCGGGAAGGTCGAGCGGGCAATGGAGCGTCTCGTCCCATTGTTCGCCGTAAACGAGATCGGAACGGCTGATCTTCTCGCAGAACCATTCCACGCGAAGGATCATTTCGTTGAGGTTGTGGAGCTTTTGGATGAAGTCCGAGGGGAGGTAATAGCCGTCCGCGTCCTTCATGCAGGTTCCGGGACAGTAAGGTGTGAGCGGACAGGTGGAGCAGGAGTAGTCGCGGCACGAGGCCATGCACTCCCAAATGCACCAGCGGTAGATGGGGATCCCGTGCTCCTCGGCCTGCACCAACGCCTGATCCATGATCCCGCCGAAGTGATGGTTGGTCGAGAGCTTACCGAGAGACGCGGTGATCCCATGGCTCGATTGAGGTTGGGAGAGGGCAGCCGCGTAGACTTCCTCGTCCATCTCGTCGACCTCATCCATCAGCAGGCGGTGGGGATGGGGGCCACGGGTCGATTTCTGCGAGGCGGGCAGGATCTTGACCTTGCTTCCGTCCTTCCAGCGCGTGATCCGCCGGGTCGGTTCGCCGACGAGGTACTGATCCTGGAGGCCCGTCAAGGCCCAGCACGAGTTCATCGCATCGTAGACCTTCTCGGACTGGTCGAGAGAGCCCCCGAGGATCGTGGTGTTCAGGCCGGGGATGGTGTAGGAATGGAACCAGGTCAGCAGGCCAGCGAGGTACGACTTGGAGCCCGAGCGGTTGGCCCAGCAGATAAAGTCCAGCGTCCGCCCGAGCAGGACGTCGGCAAAGAACCGGAAGGGCGGGACGTGCTGCGGATTCGTGCAGCGGACGCGGGTGCCGATCCGCGGCTCGCCCATGTATTCGAGGAGCGCCGTCGCGTCGTCATCCGTTCGCAGACGACCCTCTCTCGCCATTGCCATCGCCGAGGCTAGCAAAAATGGGGAGCTCTCGGGTTTCTCCAGCTCCGTCGCCAAGGTCCCCATTCCCACTTGCAAGCTCGCGGAGGCGGGCGAGGAAAGCCGTCCGGCTCGGGATCCCTTTTCCATCGCTCACCAGCTCCTTCATCAGATCGGTCAAGGTTGAAGAGATGGGCAGCTCCAAAACTTTATGTTCCGGCGCCTTATAAGCAAATCCGAATCCCCATAAGACTTCGTTCTTCGCCGCTATAGCCTTTAATGCGATAGCCAAATCCGGAGAAGGCCGTTTTATCACCTTTTCCTCAATACGGGTCTTCTCTTTTCCATCCGCCGAAATAACTGTCTCCTGCCTGATAATGGTTTCGGTGGCGGGCGGGTTCAGGGCCTTGCGCAAAATACTGTCGATCCCAAGACAAGATTTCGTGGCAAGATCGACAATATCCAACTCCGTGATCTGCCACCTTCGGTTGCGGATCGCACCGCTATAAAGCAATCCTGCGTGCTGCCGGGTGACTCCAATCAGATTGCCGATTTGGAGAAAGCTCATCGGTAACTGTTCTTCGACTATAAAATCGACAATGACTTTCCGTTGACGAGGGGTAAGGTCGTCCTTCTTCAACTTCCCCGACTTCAAAGCCTCGAGCATCCACTCGGCCGCGGCATTGAAGGTATTTTTATTCATCGACCTTTCCCATCCCTCATCTTCGGCCTTTTATCGGTAAGATTCAAGCGGGGTGTTAAGAGAATCGGCAGCGATGAGTTCCAACGCCTGCTCGCGCGGATGCTGACCGCCGAGCCCAAGTTCGCGGATCAGACGGGTGAGGGCCTCTTCGACGATCTGGGCCTGACCCGGGGCCAGGTTGAAGGTGAGGGTCGTCCAGGCTCCCTCCGGAGGTGTCGCCAGCGCGGGGGCCGGGCCCCCCGATACCGTCGACCAATCGAATTTCGACAGAGAGAGGAGCGAGTTGATGTCGAACGGTTCGAAGGGGAGGTCATGGAGGACGTCCGCGTAAGACGTTTGGGAGAGGATGTCGGCGACGAGTTTGGAGAGTTCGATGGAATCGGATTTCCCTTTCAACTCATTAAGGATGATGGTAAGTTTCTTGGCCTGAAGGTCGGTCATGGGGCCGAGGTTGTTGATCGGGATCGAGGTGAAATGAAGCTCTCGGGCGGCCCGCCAGCGGTGCTCGCCGTCGATGATCTCGAAGCGGCCTTCGCCAAGGTCGCGGACGATGACCGGGACGATGAAACCGTGGGTCGTGATCGACTCCTTCTCCTTCTGGAATTGAAAAGCGGTCTGGCGGTTCGGATTCCAGGCATTCGGCGTCAGGGCGTCGATCGGGATGGTCGAAGTTTCTAGGACGATACGGGGGCCGGAAGGGGTTTCCATTCGATACCTCGGGAGCTCCATAGGCGATTGACGTGGATCTCGAAGTCGGCAAACGTGACCAAGTTCTGAAGACATCGTTCGGCGCGGGGGCCGAAGATATGGACATCGAGTTTTCCCCAAACGTTGCGGGCGTTGCGGGAATCGGCAATATCCCGGGCCCGGGGTCCGCGCTCCTGCTGGAGCCGTCCGCAGCGGCTCGTGCTGATGGCCACGCCGTAGATCTCCCCGAGCACCCAGGTCAGGGAATCGGAGGAGGAGAACGGCAGGATCTCAAGCCATCGGGACGTGCAGCCGAAGCCGTGGACCCAGGTTCCGCGCTCGTAACAGGCGTGGATTTTGGCCAGGACGGTGCTCTTGGGGACGCGGGCTCGGGTATTCCATCCGCCGCCGATGCCGACATAGGGCCACTCGGCCAGGAGGGCCTGCCACCGCGCCTCGCTCTGAGCCGGATGCCAAACGCGGACCAGCCGCCGGCGATCGCCGCCGAGGGCGTCCGCCAGGCGCACGGCCCAGGCGTCGACCTGCTTCTCGCCGACATAATGTTCCACGTCCATCTCGACAAAGAAGGGGATCCGGTGCGCCCACGTGCGGACGAAGGCGATGTAGGCTTCGGCATAATCCATGACGTTCTTCGCCGGGGACCGGCGGATCCGACCCATCAGGAACGAATGGGCGCCGGAGTCTACCATCGATTCATGGCCCTCGAGTCCTTTGAAAATCCGTTCCGCATTATTCCGGGTGAAGAGCTGGTAGAAGGAGCTGAGGACGTGGAGCGGACGGCCGACGTCGGCAAGGATCGGGAGGAGCTCAGGTCGTTCCATCCCGGCGACATAGAGATTCACGGCTCATACCTCGCGATCTCCTCTTCCATGATATGACAGAGGGGGGGGACGTCCATCTCCGCCATCCGCGCCAGCGAGGCCATCAGGCCGGGGTCGCCGATATGACCCAGGATGCGGGGCGAACGGCTGCGGTAGGTGTCCTTGGCACAGCCCACGACGTCGCCGGCGGGCAGGATGGTGAGGGTTTTAAGTCCGCGCTGGCAGGCATGATGGACGGCGGGGCGATCATAAAGCGGGGAAGGGGGGAGGGGCTCGGGCGGCTTCCAAACGTTCAATCTCGCGTAAGGACGGGCAAAACCGGAGGTTTGGGCCAGGAGCGCCGGGATATCTACCGCAGAATCCGCGAGAATATAGGGCGTCAGCCCGGATTTAAGGCGGGCCGGTATATTCGGGCGCACTTCCGCGTTGAAGCTGATGTAGACGCGATAAAGACGTTTCAGCTCCTCATCGGTCAAGCGGTCCAGGTTGTCGGCGTTGGTATTGAGGAGGAGCTTGACCCAGGGAGGCCAGCGGACGGCGAGGACGCGGCGAAAGTGATCGACGTCGACGAGGGGCTCGCGGCCGGAGATCATCATCCGCTCCACCTTCCAGCGGTCGACGAAACTCCACACGGACCTGAGAACCTCGTCCGACATAAAATCGGGCTGGTCGGGAAGCGGGGCATAGGAGCAGAAGGAGCAGGCGCGGTTGCAGCGGTTGGTGATATAGAGCCGGAGCTCGCGGATGGCGAGGAGCGACGTTTCGGCGCCGTCGATGGCTTCGGCCACGGCCAGGCACTTCGGACAGCGGCCGCAGTTCTCCGGTCCTTCGATGTTGCACCACCGGAGCTCCGAGAAGTCGACCCCAAGGGCTCGGCCATGTTCCACGATCCTCCAGAGGGGCCAATCGAGGAAAGGCGTCCAGAGGTGAAGGCCGTGGCGGGAAAACTCCTCGTCCTTCCGCCGGCAGAACGCGGGCGAGCAATCGTCGAAGTAGCGGCCGAGGAACGTATGATCGGGGAAGTGCGTGGCGAAATAAATGAACCGGGCTTTATGACGGACGGCCAGGTGCGCGGCATAATCGAGATAGATGTCGTTGCGGAAGGCGACCTCCTGGGTCGAATCGAAACCGATGGTCGGGATGATGGTTTGGCTGATGTCGAGCCGCAGGCAGACGCGGATGGCCGAGCGGACTTCCTCCCGGTTGTTGGCGCCGTCGAAGGTCACGGCCCGAATATCCGCCGCGGGGATCCCGAGGCTGAGGACATGGTACAGGAGGACGGTCGAGTCGAGACCTCCGGAGACGAGGATTAAATGTGCTGCCATCGAGGGCGCTCCTTCTCGCGGATGATCGTTTTGCAGACGTCGATGGAAACGATCAGGTGATCGGCCAAAGGGTGCAAGTCCGTGACTTGACCGATCGCCGCATAATCGGATTTCGGGAAATAGGCGGCGCCGGTTTCGGTATCGGTGCTGAGGCAGGAACCGATCAAGGCGCACTTATCGTACTCGCGGCCGGACGTGTGACCGGCGAAATAGAGGGCCGGAAAGCAATCGGCGAGGTTGAAAGAAACGAAACCGGATCCGACGACCAGGCAGGAAGCGGTAAAGCGGTCCTTGTGGATCCACACGACGAGCGTCTTATGGGGATCGGTCTTCTCTTTGAAAAGCCAGGACCAGGCGCCCACGGTCAGGCAGGTCCAGTCGGCCTGGGGGACGACCAGGAGCCCGGGAATGGAAATATAATCCGCGCCTCGTTCCAGCCACATCGTCCTATCCTCTTTCCCGTTCCAGCGCCATGAATTCCTGGCGGACGGATTCCCGCTCGAAGGTGCCCCGGATGGCGCTCGTCACCATCTCCGCGTCCGCTTGCCTCACGCCCCGAGCCATCATGCAGAGGTGCCGGGCGCGGCAGACAACCATCGTCCCTTCCGGTGTCAGGCCGGCGACGATGGCGTCCGCGATCGCGGCGGTCATCCGTTCCTGAATTTGAAGGCGGCGGGCGAAAATCTCGACCAGCCGCGCAAGCTTCGACAGTCCGATCACGCGACCCGCCGGCAGGTAGCCGATCGAGACGGTCCCATAGAAGGGCAGGAGATGGTGCTCGCAGGTCGAAAAGAATTCGGCCCGGCGAAGGATTATCATTTCGCGGCAGGCGCCCTCGGTAAAGGTCGTCATGACGGACGCGGGATCCACGGCATAACCGGCATAGAGTTCCCGCCACGATCGGACGACGCGGGCCGGCGTCCCCCGGAGGCCCTCCCGCCCGACGTCCTCGCCGATATGGGAGAGCATGTTGGAGACGAGTGTCCGGGCAAGGTTGTCCGTTACGGTTTCGCCCGGAATCAACGGATGAATAGGAGACGTTGCCATTGAAGTGAAAGGCGCCAAGCCGGATGGGCCTTGACATATTCGACCGTTTCCACGATGTTCCGCCCGCTGCAGGGTTGGAGACAGTAGATGCCGAAGTCCGGGTATTCCGTCCTCCAATGCTCGACATCGTGGCCGAGGAAGATGACTTTAAGTTCATTGCCGGAGGTGATGGCCAGCGGTTTGATCTTCGGACTCACGGTGATCCAGTCGAAATCTTTCGGCTGATGAAGCGGTAGACTTCCATTCGTTTCGAGTTGGACGAAGAAATTGCGGACGTGGAGGTTGTAGGCCAGGAGCTCGGTATCTTCCTGGAGGAGCGGCTCGCCGCCGGTGATCACGACTTGCCGGCAGGGGTCATACTCCATAACGGCCGTTAGAATGTCGGCCACGTCCAGGTCGAAGCCAAAGCGATGGTACTTGGTATCGCAGAAATCGCAGGAGAGGTTGCAGCCGGAAAGACGGATAAAGACGGCGGGCGTACCCGTCCGGGCGCCCTCGCCCTGGATGGAGTAGAAGATTTCGTTGACCCGGAGCCTCATCCCGTCACCTCGACCGAGGCCTCCGGACTCTCCCATAGCCGGAGGGCGATGAGATCAGGGAAATGTTCCTTAAACCGTCGAAAGAGAATCCTCGCCACATTCTCGGCCGTTGGCGATGGATCGATGAATTTATTGAGATCCAAGTGATCCGGAAGAAGCTGGTCCATCTTTTCCTTGAGGGAGGAAAAATCAACGATCATCCCCGTCGTGGGATCCGGCTCGCCCTCGATCGTGATCTCAACCTCCCAGCGGTGGCCATGGACGCGGCCGCACGGTCCATCGTAGCCGGGCAGATGATGGGCGGCATCGAAGTGGGCGCGGTAGTGGAGCCTCATTCCGGCGTCCTTCTTTCCCGCCCGTCCCATATCCTCTGTCTCGCCAGGTCCGCGAGGATGTCCTTTTGCTCCTCTTGCGTCCTCGCTACCTGTCCCATGATGGTCGTTTGGGCGGTGAGGCACTTGCAGAGTTCATCGGTCTTGCCGTCGATGCGGATGATCCGCTCCTCACTTTTGATCGCCCCGTAAAGGTGGCCCTGGATTTGAGGATGGCCGAGCGCCGTCGCCACAGCCGTTTCGATGCCCGGATTGTCTTTCCCGTTCTTGCCGTTCTTGTACTTCAAGGCCCAAGCAAGGACGCGATCGATGATAAGGATGGCGAAGATCCCGCCGACGCCGATTTGAGTGATGGTGTCTGGACGGCTTGCCTTTGCCACTACCTCCCCGACGGCCTGGAGGATCACTTCACCACCTCCGTCACCTTGATCCCATACCGTTTACATTCGAGGATGAGTTGCTGGCGCTGGGCGAGGAGGAGGGTGTAGTTGGCGACGAAGGCCGGCGACACCTCCCAATTCCCGTTCGGCAGCCGGCCGACGATCTCGGCCGACGTCGCGAGCGGCGCGAGCTCGACCCTGCCGATGATTCCGCAACTAACCGCCGAGAGGCTTAGAATACTTAGCGTTGAGAGCATTAAGAGCGACAGCGTCGCCCGCCGCCAACGCGGTCCGGAGCTTGTCCTGATCGACCTTCCATTCGGCATCGAATTTCTCCTTTTCCTTGTCGTGAATTTTAGTCCAGGCCTCGTAGATGAGGCTGAGGACGGCTTCGATTGTGGCGATAGTATCCATGGGGTGATCCCTCCTTTAGTATGTCCAGATTCCTGGTATCAAGATGGTGGAAATTCCAAGATGGATGAAGGCGCGGCCTTCTTTGATGGCGGCCGCGGAGACGTCGATCCCGAGCCGGCGGATGTCCTCAAGGATCGCGACCTCGACGAGGTGGAGCGCATCGAAGGAGGAATAGACCGCGATGTCGGCTGCCTCACCTTTAGGATGCTCCTCGCCGCCCCGGACAATGATGTTGTAATCCGGGCAACGGAAACCCGATGTGACGATCATCGGCTTTTGGTAGCGGATCCGGACGCGATCCAGGATCGGAATAAGGCGGGGCGAAATATCTGCCCGACCACAGCGGCCACAGCGACAAATAAATTCCGAGACCTTGAAAAATTCTCCGTTTAGGGGAGCCATCGCAATGGACCTCCTAGCGGCGGCGGTGACGGATTAGGAATACTCCCGGGGGGAGGAAAAAGTCAAGAAGGATTTTTTTGATCCGATTTTATTTCTTTAAAAATCCAGACCGAATTCCCTCTCCCATTCTGCGAGCCGGCGGCTGAAATGCTCGTCGATATCGATGCAGCAGATAGCCGTAAGGAGAAGGATTATGCCGAAGATCACCAGCCAGCCGAGGAGGTTGAGGATCGTTTTTTTTCGTCTCGTTTCCATCGTTCAGGAAATGGATCGAAGGATCAGGCCGCCCTTCCGCACGTGCTCTTTGGTGGCGGGGGAAAGATGCATGGACGGTCCGGGCCGGAACCATTCGTATTGAACGGCGAGAGATTGGTTGCACGTGTAGAAACTGGAAACCATTTCACCGCCGCAGCCGGACGTCGCTTTACAAAAGGCGAGAATGAAGGGCGTGGTGCCCTCGTCCCGATCGACCGTGACGATGGTTTTCTTGCATGAGGAACAAGTATAGACATTTTTCCTACCCGGGCTCATCGGTTCTCCTTTGAAGGACGGGAGCCCGGACGCCCATGAGCCGACGTCCAGGAGGCTGAGTTGAAAGGGGAATTATACGGGGACTTCGCGTTTCCGTTCGTTTGGTTGACGCTCATGTGGGGGGCCTTTTCTCCCGATCGATAATCCATGTTGTCGATTCGGCCGGCGAAGGGAAGGAGGCCGGGGCGGGATCCGCCTCGCTTCCCTCCGTGGCCGTTCTGCATCTTAGAACTCGCTGGGCGGTTTGACCGCTTTGGCTGTCTCGTCCCTGCTCGCACCTTCGGAAGGCCCGGCCGTGGGGCGGAGCCGGATGAAGGGATCCTTCTCCTTGTACATGCGGGCGAAATTCGCGCCTATTTCCGACCGGACGGTCGTCACGAAATCCTTTGCTAAACCGTCAATCCGCGCATTGATAATCGTTGCCGTCTTCTTCGCCGTCATCTTGTAGAGGCCGTTGGCCACGGCAAAGGAGACGAGGGCATAAAGGAGCCAGGGACCGAGGACGAATTGGTGAAGACCGAGCAGGGTGATCGCCGAAACGGCGAGGCACGTCACCGCCGAGGCAACGTAGCCAAGAAACTTCCAGGCCGCATCGACGCCCATGCGGATGAGGAACAGTTTGAGGATCTCCGTCAGCCCGGCCAGCGGGATCCCCGCGAGGCCGGCGACGATAAGCTCCAAAATTTTAGGGTCCATCCGTTTTACCTCCTTCGGATTTTGGATTTGGTTCGGTCACGGGCAGCTCGCCGGGATCGACGATTTCCGCAAGCTCCGCGGCGACGATGGTCAATTGGTGGAGGACGTGGATGAGCCGCGCCCTCAAGTCGCCGGCGGGTGCGTAGTCCATCTCCTCGGTCGGCCGCATGACCGGCACTAACGTATGGTCCAATCCCGCCCGATGAAACGCTTGGTTCAATTCCTGGATGTCGAGGAAGTCCAATTTCGCCTTGCCGATTTCCTCCCACCTGTCCAGCACTTCGGCGATGGAAGAGATCTCGATGCCGAGGAGCTTCTCCCGAAGCCGTCCGCTTATTTCGACATTTTCACTCATGCTTTTTTCTCTTCGGCCACCCCGGCATAGGACTCCCGCATTCTATTCAGGATGCAAAGATCGTGCAGGTTGGCCATGAAGCCGGAATCGTCTTGTTCCTCGTTCGTGACCTTTTCGGCGACCACTTCAATCTTCCTGTCGATGAAGGCGGCCACCTTTTGGTTGACACCCTGAGATACGAAAATTTCCTTATACATTTTTCTCCTTACCAGGCCTTTTTGTGATGGACTGGACGCACCTTGAAGATGGATGGGCGTCCGACAATCCTTAGAAGGTGATCGACATTTTTAGCGGCTTTTTGAACCTCTCGGGCAAGCGCCTCCTCGCCGATCGCCGACAGTCTGAAAACCCAAGAAAAACATTTATCTCTCGTAAGGTTTTGCCGGGCAGCCTTCACGACGAGGCCCATCTTGACGAGACGGGAAAGATAGAAGATCGCCGCCGTGAGCATCCCTTGACCCCCGCCCGAGATCGTCCAACCCTCATTGTCGGGCCAATATTTGAGCGCGAATTCGGCGGCCGTCAATCCTTTCGGCTGATCGCCGACGACATGAAGGGCGCGGATCGTGTTGGCGGTCATCGAACGGCGCCCCCTGCGAGTTTCCGGCTGAGGGCGTGGAGCTCAAAATCTAGGTGAACGATAATCGCCTTTGCCACATCCTCAAACGTGTGATCCAGGCTGAAGTGCATCCGATCCTCGACGAGGCCGGCGGATGTTTCAAACCATACCTTTGCCATCCATCCCGACTCGCCGGCTGGGCCGAGATAGAAAAGCTCGCCGAACGGCCGGAGGGTTGCATAATCGAGCGGGAAAAAAGATGGCTTGGGCGGCGGGGAAGGAGGAGCGGGACGTTGGATCGGACGAAGGAATCCTAGCCAGAGAAGGAGGCGGCAGAAACGCGAAGGCGACGGTGGTGATAGGGTGGCCGGTTCGGATGCGTGCTCGATACGCACTCGCCGCGGTGTTGGTACCCTGAGAAGATTATTGAGATGGCGAATGACCTGGCCCTTCCACAAATAAAGGAAATATTTTGTGTCGGCCTGTTCCTTCGGTTGCGGATCGGCGGGGGGCCTGGAGGATTTGTTCTCCGATGGGCCGCCGATTTCGCAAGGCCCTTTGTCTCCGATCGGAAATTTCGGACTCACGGCGCTACCCTCGCCGCCTCGGCCTTTTCCTTCTCCGCCTTGCCCCAGGCCATGAACTCGCCGAAGAAAACATCGGCATCCATCCCGAGCACTTTTTCGATAAAGAGCAGGAGGCCGCGCCGCTGAACCTCCGAAGGATTCATATGGACCATCATCTCGAAGGCGTCCTTCTTCGTCGCCTTCCACTTCTCGACAAGCTCCTTGATTCGGTCCAACCGGGCGCCGCCGGCGAGGCCCTCCAGGAGGACGCGCCACAGGTCGGCCCGATCATCCATGTCGATTAGCCACCACGACTTCACGAAGTCCGAACCGATCAGGTCCGAATTGAGCGTGTAGGCCGGATTCTTGCCGATCAGGTCGCCATTCGTGTGAAGATAGTAATACCATTTCATCGCATACCTCCTTTGCCCGGATCCCGCCGGGCGATGTCAGGTTTTTCCGGGTGGGCCGGTGTCAGAGTACCAATAAAAATCGTGCGGTGCTGAGAACCGCTTAGAATCGGAAAAAAAGCTCCGCCGTTTTTCTCCATTTTAACCTTCAGATCCCGGCTCGCCGGCGGCATCCCGGACCCGCTGATCCTCCGCCGCCAGCTCGCGCCGCCGTTCGCTCGCGTCCTCGCGCAAGGCTTCGGTGCGGCTGTCCCGATCCTTTTCCCGCTTCACGGAACAATCGGGACAGACCTTGATATCGAAGTTGACTTCGTCGCTGGCATCCAAACAGGTAAGGCAAACCGATGCTCCGCAGTTCGGGCAAAAGCAACCGCCGGTATCGGCCTTGCACCACAGGCAGGTCGACCTCTCGGCCGCTTCCGGTTCCTTCATCTCGCCGGCGGGCGCATGGTCCGGGCATGGTTCGGTCTCTACCGGGATACCGCAAATTCCACAGACCTTCCCCGCCCCCTCCTGCTTCTCGAAATATTCGGCCGGCAGTAGTTCCTTCTCCCACGTCTTTTTGATCCCTCGAATTTCGATATCGTGGCCAAAGAGGGTGACCGTGGCTTTGGGATAGTCCTTTCCCCGATCGATGTCAATCTCGACCGCCTCATAACTTGGATGTTTTTCCACCCGGATTGTGATCCGTCGAATGTGGTGGAGCGCGATGCTGAGGGATTCCCAGGCATCGTTCTTAAATTTTTTCATCGGTCCTCCTTTGGGCAAAATTTCTCCTCCCCATACCTGAGAAGGAGCAAGGCGTCGGCGTGATCGTCATTTAAAATCTTCACGGCCGGGAAAAGCTCCTGAGCCCGCGCGATCATCGCCGGCTTCTTCGCGTTGCCCTTTCCTGTCGCCCACTTTTTTAGAGTGGAGCCCCAAACGCCGACGTGCTCGATTCGACGCTCGGCACATTGTTCTTGGACGCGGGTCGCCATGCCGGTTAAAAGCTCCGCCGCATATCCGCCCCCATGGCCGGCCGCGGTGATGGGTTGATCGTAGAAAACGATCTGAGGTTCGATGTTATTAAGCATCTCACGGAGAAAGACGTTGAATCGGATGAACCTCATCCCGGGCGATTCTCCTCGGCCGAGGTCAAAGGTTTGGACGCCGGATTCGATCCGAGATCCTAGAAGCGATTCGTCGAGCGTGGCCCAGCCAGTTTTAGTACCAAGGTCAAGAGCCAGGAGGTTCGGATGCTTCAAAGCCGGTCTCCCAGCTTGAGGATGCGCCTTTTGGCAACGAGCAGGTCATCCACCTCCCGCTGTTCTTCGCCCGAGAGAGTGTACTGGCAGACTCTTTTAACGATGGCGCTGATGGCATCGGTGAGGCCGGCGGTTGCGTCAAGGAATTCGTCCTCGAATCCCCGCCTCCAACGAGCGTGGTTGAAATTCCGAACCATCACGATGATGAAGAGGACAAGGAGAACGATCACCGTCCACATGAGATAGATGATCTCTTTTTTCATCTTTTCTTCCCGATGACTTCCTCCGGTACGCGGCCGATGAGCTGCAAGCCGGAGTGGAGGATACCGTCGATGAGCCCGGCCTTTTTGAGTTTGGACGGAGTACCCCACAACGTGGGATAGAGTTTTTGGAGCTCGGCCTCGATGCCGGATTTCTTAACGAAGGCGAGGATCTCGCGGATCGTCTTCCGTTGCAAATACTCTTCCGTCACGGCCCACTCCTTGCCAATGTCGATGCCAAGGTGCTCGGCGACGAGACGCCGGCAGCCGGTCGGAAAATCTCCGGTGTCGTATCCGTTCTTGAATTCACCTTCGACCATCACGGCCACGACGGCCGCGCCGAGTGTCGCGGAAATCTTACCCCAGTCCTTATCGCCGAGCTTGAGGACGGCTTCGACGACCTTTTCATCCTCAATATAAAGACTACGGCTGGTGAGCCCGAGCTCCTTCGCCACCGCCTCCTTGGCCGGATGGCTCCGTCTGGCGAGCGTGATGATGGCCAGGCGCGGCAGCATATGGTCGACCGGTTTGCCGGCAAGGACTTCGGCGATCCGCCGGCGGTAGAATTGTTGGCGGAAAAATTCGCCGTGCCAGGACACCCTCGGTCCGTCGCCTGCCGATTTCTTCTTCCCACCCCCTTCTTCTTTTGCCCGTTCGGCCCGCCGGCTCTGTTTATAGCATGCCTTGTCACCGATGCAGGCTTGGGCATAACGTTCGATCTTCCCCTTGAGGTCGATAAGGCTGACGAATGAATCGCATTCCAGGCACTTCGTCGGCGGATCGGTGTAGATGGCTTCGAAGTCGTTCCAATTCACGGAATCATGGAAACGGAAACCCCGGGTCTTGTATTTCTTCGCTTCCCGCGTCTCCATCCAATGTTCCTTGAACCATTTGCCCTGTTTCTCCAGGTAGCATGTCCGATCGAGACACCGCGCCTTGCCTTCGCCGATGTCGAAAAGGCTCTTTTGGACGATTCCGTTATGGCCGCAAGTCCGGCAAGCGGTCAAGTCGAATTTCGAGATCCCCAGGTCGAGGGCGAGATTGTTGATGTGGCTCCGCAGCCGGTTGACGCTCCATTCGTCTAGGTCCCTCCGGAAGTCGGCGTAGGTCTTCTTGAATTCATCTTGGTTTTTGGTAATCCGAAGGAACTGCTCGAGGTGACTGAACGTGGCCCGCCCCTTCTTCCAATCCTCCTGTAGCGCCAGCGGAAGATCCAGCACTGCGACGTGCCGGCGAATATAAGGCGTCGGGATTCCGGTCCGGGCCGACAGATCGTCGGCTTTCTTTCCGTGCCGGCTGAGGAAGGCGCGGAAGCTCACGGCCTCATCGTAGTCGGTCAAATCTTGCCGTTGCAGGTTTTCGATGAGGAGGACATCGTAGGCCTCGTCATCCGTCAGGTTGCGGACAAGGACCGGGATCTGTGTCATCCCCAAACGCACGGCCGCCGCGAACCGCCGGCCGCCGGCGACGACCTCGAACCGCGCTCCGCCGGCGGTTGGCGTCCCAAGGGGCCGGACAATGAGGGGTTCGAGGATTCCCTTCGCGGCGATTGAATCGATGAGATCTCCGAAGCCGGGACCGTCGATCTCGCTCCGCGGGTTTCTCGAATTCGGAACCAGGTCGACGGCGGTGAGGTAACAAAATTCTTGCGCCGCGGTCGCCGCCTGGACTTTTGCAGAGAGGCCGCTCGTCTTCGCTGCCGGCGCGGTCTCAGGGACCGGCTTTTCGGTTTTCTTCTTCTTCATTTTGTCCTCGCTTTCGACTCCTCGTAAGGAGTGATTTCGATGATGGCCTTGGTAAGAAGGTTGAGCCGGACGTCCAGCGCGGCGATCACGCCTTCGGCGCCGTCGATCTTTTCGCGGAGCTTGATGATCCGCTCCCGCTGGACTCCGATTTCGCGGTTGACTTCGGTCTTCTCCGTCTCGAGGGCTTCGAGGATGGCCGAGGCACCCTTGAAGAGCCGGGGCGCCTCGTCCCCCGCCGGCTGTGCCGATTTCTTTGCCACGTCAGCCCATCCTTCCGTTCCCAAGACCTTGAGACCTTCGATGTCAATCACCTTGGGCTGGATCTCGACGATTCCCCTCAAGGTCTCGCCCGCCTGTCTCATCAATTCCGCTCCTGCCGCTGGTTGGTCCGGCAGCGGCGCCGGATTTTTCTTCGCCATTTTTATCCTCCTTTTTGTGGCGATATTCCGAATTCTTCCGGAAATTCTTGAACGAGGGGCAACCGTTCGGGAAAGGTGTTCTTCCATCGAAGGTTGTTCTTCATGAAGACCGGCACCCCAAAGTCACCGGCGATTTCCATGATTTGGCTGACCCATTCCCGCAAAAGGTCCGGCCGCGGTCCCCGTCTCGTTGGGCCGGTCAAGGAACCGATAATAAACCAATCGAATTCCCCGGCCACGTAGCGCAGGTCTGATCTCGAAAGATCGTTCAAAAGTGGTTCGAAGGAAATAAATTTAACGGAGGCCTCGTGATGAATTGCCAGGTTCTTAGCCCGCCCCCAATCTTCAGGCCCGGTCACGCTCACTCCGAGCCAAACATTCGGAGGCATGGTCCGGTCGATCTTCTCCGGCATTTTGGTTAGGATAAAGAACGTATGCCGCGGGGCGTCCTTGATGACCCCAAAGATAAAATCCCGAAAGGCATCTGCGGCCGGATGGAAAAGCTCGAAGGTCGAGCAGAGGAAGATCCCCGCCTCTGCTTTGATCCTGAACGGGGCATCGATTTCGCGTTCGTCGAGGTAGATTTCGTTCGGATCGACACCGAGCCGATCGAGGGGATGGAAGCGGTCATAGTAACGGCGGGCATAGCAATACCAGCATCCGACCGGGCATTTTCCCTTGATTGGATTCCAGGTATATCCGGGCTGTCCATTCGGGCCGGCGACCCATTCGATCTTCGTTCGGTTCATGGCTGACCCGCACTCATTTCGGCGACCCTCTTCCGCAGGAACGCAACCTCCTTTTGAAGTAGGGTGAGGGAGACCGTGTCGAAAAGATTTCCTCGGTCGAAGGATTCGATGATGGCCACGACTACCGCAGCGGCTTGGACGAGCTCCTTCCGGAATTGCTGGCCGTCACCTTCGAGGGCTGCCGCCGACGCCTCGCCGACTTCCTCCATGAGGATCACGAGCCAGGCGAATGGGCCGTGATTCTGCTCGCCCCAGCGAGCATTTTGGTTCCAACGCTCTTCCTTGACTTCCCAGAGAACACGGACGATCTTTTCGGTTTCTGGTATTTCGGGCATTATCTCCTGCCCCTTGCCGCCACGCCGGCGCCCCAATCGCGGTACGGTTCGATGCCAGGGATCTTCGTCTTGGCCGCTTCGTGCAGCTCGTTCACGACCTTCTGGATCTTCACCTCATCGAGCGAGGTGATTTTATATTCGGTCGGGATGAGGTTGATATTGACGACGCGGTATTTCCAAATCTCTCTTTGGGCGACGCCCTCGAGCTTCGGCGGAGCCGCGGCGTAGATGGGCGCGGCGGCGGCGGCCCGGGCAACCGTTTCCATCTGAGCCGCTTCGACCATATGGCCCGCCGCCTCGAGCGGCCGACCGGCCTTCTCCGCCTTCGCCGCCGCGTCCACTTTCTCGTCGACCACCTTTTGGGCCAACGCGATCGCCTTCAATCGCTCGCCCTCCTCCTTCTCCCGCTTCTCCGCGACCAGCCGATTCCAGTTACCGATTTCCATCTTGACGTGCTTCTCGGCTTGGAGGGGCAAAAGGGCCGTGTGATCCTTTGCCTTGAGCGCGATTTTATGGGCCTGATTGAAAGCGGCAATGATCGGATCGAAGTCGCGGTTGATCCGGAGGAGCACGGTTTTGACGTCGATAAGAGCGACATTCACGGCGGCCAATGTCGGCTCATCTATCGCCTTTAATTTAAGGGCCTTCTCGGAAACGATTTGGATTTCCGCCAGGAGCTCCATCACCTCGGGCGAGGTCAAGAAGCTCTTCTCCGATAGGCTTTGGATCAGCGGCAGCGGGACGGTCGCAAGCGCGGTGTTGGTGTTTGGATCGGTCATTGGCTGGCTCCCGCCGGCTGGCGCCGCGTGATGATCCTCGAAGCGATCATCGGTCGTCCACACGGTTGGCAGATCGGTTGGCCGCCTTCAGGAATCTCGCCCACGCGAATCTCCCTCTTCGCTTTGCAGCCGGGGCACGTGACCACGACTACGGCCTCGAAAATTTTGTTCATGCCTTGCCTCATACGGGTATCCTCCTTTGAAATTGGAATCGTTTTCTCATCCCATTCTTCTTCTTTCTCGTCGGGATCCTCGCGGTCCCATTCGTCCAGCCCTTTTTCGATCTCATGTTCCGCGTACTCTCCCATCCCATCATTCCTTCTTTTCGGCACGTTCGTGGCAGACGAACGCGTGGCCCTCGGCCTTTTGCCGTTCCCATTCCTTCGTCGCCGCTGCCATCCTGTCGACTTGAAAATGCTCGGCGAGGGGTTTCAAACCGTAGCCAAAAACATTCCGCCGGCCACAACCGGGACACTTCCACAAGTCGGCATGCCAGTACTTGTAGACCTCCTCGGGATCCCCAAACATCTCGGCCACAATGACGTTGAAAACCTCCGTCTTCAATTCGATCAGACAATCGATACAGATCGGTCTAGGCATGGGATTCACTCCTTTCTTCTTTTTCCGATTCTAAGCGGTTTGAGCCCCGTCCGCTTTTCCTTGGTGTCTTTGTACCGCCCTGCCCAGGAAAACCGAACGTTGCCCGGCTTTTCGGGGTGATTAAACCGGTTTCAGGCATGGGATTTCCTCTTGGTTTGTTTTCCGGGCTCCGGCTTGGGCTGTGGGCAGCCGTGAATCTCGCGGCGGCCGCAGAGCCAATCGTTGCTTCGGTGCTGATAGCCGCGGCCGGGAGTATACGTTCCGGGATCCAACCGGGGCCAGTAACATGACCGGCGTGGACAATCAAAATCGCTAACGTCGACCAATGCCCTCATTTTCCTATCACGGATTTTCATTACCCCTCCTCACCGGGCTGCCGATCGGGCTCCCATTCGACAGGGAAGATTGCCTCCTCCTCCTCGCCGGCGGCGCCGGGATAAGACAGGGCGGGAATAAAGCGCCGTTTTGAACTTTTGCTAAATTGAGCGGCCCTCATCGCCTGGCCCTTGCGGCAATCACAATAAGTCGCGACCGTGTGAGGGATGGTCGGACGGTCGGGATCCGGACGGTCGACGATGAGCCAACCAGTTCCGCCGCATTTCTCGCAATAGTAGGTCGCGGGATCACCGAACGGCGTCGGGCCGACACGGGCGATGGCATTGATCGCCTTCCAAATTTCCTTGGGGATTGGGAACCGCGTATATGGATGGCTGCGGAGGAGGAGCTGCAGGGCTTTTAGGAAAACGCCCCCAGGGACGTTTCGGAATTCCTCAAAGAGCAGGTCCCGGGCGTTTTCGGACAGCGGGGTGAAGAGCGTTCCAACCGTATCCGTCGCCTCTTTGAATTCCTTTGGCGTCATCGATTCCTCCTTTCCTCCCACCACCGCGGCGGCCCTTCGTGAAGAATCCTTTTGAAGAGTTCGATAATGTATTCCTTGTTTCTCACCATCACCGTGGCCAGCTCTCGAACGTCCTCCAATCCCATTTCATTCGGATTTTTTACAACTGCCGGCCGGCAAAGGTTAAGGACAAGGTAGATCACGGCGACGGGAAGCTCGGCCTTTTTCTCCAGGTCAAGGACGGCATAGGTTTTGAGGCGATCTTTGAAGTCCTCATCCTGGAGGATCTCGAAGACACGCATAAAATCGATGTCCATCAGCCCTCTCCCCTCTTCTTCCTCAATTCCGCCTCCTTCCTCTCCGCCCAATCGTCCTTCCTCCCTTCCCCTGTCATGGCTTCGTTGCGGTAGCCCTCGAATTTACTTTTCCTAAATAGCGTCGACGGCCGCAGGAAATCATCCCACACGGTAACCTGTCCCGTATCCTTGTCCGTCGTCGTCCGGCCCTTCCACTTCGCCGCCTTGATATCGATTACCTTCTTGAGGTCTTCGGGCGTCCATCCGTCCTCGAGCCGCGCCCGGATAATCGTCACGCTTAATTCCGAATCGGGCTTGAACGCCTTCCCGGCCTTTTCATTCAAATAGGCGATGATGGCCCCGATCTCTTCTGGGGAGTAATGTTTTTTTGCTTTAAGATTTTTACTTTCAAGAGAAGAAGAAGATAAGACATTAACATTAATAGTGGGTATGCATACCCTATCTATAGGGTATCTATAGGGTATGGATACCCTATCGTTAAAAGCCAGAAATTCATCGACGATTCCTTGTTCTTTAATGGCTTCGAGATCGACGGCGATCCTCTTTAAAACCTTTGGCGATTGGTTCGGCTGATGGCGAAGAAAATTCTTGACCCATAGTAAGTTGTCGGCCGTATAAACGATCTTCCTGGCTTTCATAAAATTATCAATAATCCGATCGAGTAAAGTCGGCGCCAAGCCGGTTTCATGAAGGATGGTCTTCCGACCGACCTGATAGATGCCCGCCGCGTTCGTATGTTCATTCGAGAACATCCAGCAGTAAAGCAGCTTCTCGGCCGGCGGAAGCTCGATTACCCACGGATCATTCCAAAAGGCGCATTGGATCAACCTATATGTCATGGGGAAGACTTCCTTTCTATCGATCAGGGAGGACCGCCGCCGGCGAGGAGGTGGGGGCAAAAGATTTTTAACTAACTCCATAGCCTCAAAAGAGAACGGGAAGAGGGGCAGCCCTTTTTCCTCATTCGGTGGCGATCCGTCTTTTCTCATGGAGTCACGCGCTCGATCGACGTCACGATGAAATCCGTTTCTTTGACCGAAAAGGCCTTCCGGTGATGGTTGTCGGACTTGATCTCGATGTCGGAGACGAAAGCCGTGTGGCCGTAGTACCGGCCCGGCGCCTTTTTATCGCCGATAAGTTTGTCTTTGTATTTCTCGTACATCGTCCGGGCGTCGCGGAATTCATCTTGGAATTGGATGAACGCTTGGAGCTCGGCCTCATCCGGGCCCGTGATCTCCACCGTAACGCTGGTTGTTCGGAGAGGTTTGCAAAGGTGATTGAAGCCGCACATTCCGCAGATCGATTTGTCATAAGGAATGGGCGCCGGATACGTGCCGGCGGCAACGTGATTATTGACCTTCCGGGCCATCACCAAGTCCCGCTCCCCGAGGTTCCAATCGACGAGCATGGGAAGGATACGGGGCCGCTTACCGAAGGTCGCGAGGATGAAAAAACCGCCCGGCCTTTCAGCCATGAGAAGGTAGAGATTGAGCTGGCTCGGATAGCCGCGGATCCACCATCCCCGGTGTTGCCGGATCTCCTCGACCGTCCGGGTCGAATCCCAGTACCGCGGATTGATCGACTTGACCTCGGCCGGCACGTTTTGAAGATTCTGGAACGGAGGGGGAAGCGCCCGCCTGATCGGACTCATCCCATCGACGCGCCCGCTGATCCTAAACTCCTGCCAGCGGAATTGACTTTGGCTCATGGTCAGCTCATAGCCGATCCGCATGAGACGCGCCTTGGCCTTCCGTTCATAGGACTCGCCTTCGTCCATCCGCCAGAAGCCTTCGATGTCGGCTGCCCGCCGTTCGCGCCAATCGACCCGGCAATGGACGAGGTGCTTCTGACACGGATGCCCGAGCTCCGAAGCGTAATTCCATTCGTCGTGCGGATGAGGAGGCCGTTGCTTTTCGATGATGAGGTCGGAGTCGAGCATCGCCTCCATTTGGGCAGCCTCGGCGTTGAGGCCGGTTAGAAGGAGCTCCTCCTCCGGCCCTCCGGGACGGGGATGGAGCGTGGGATCGAATCCCCCTTCCATGACCGTCCAAACGTCGGTCCCGATTTCGTTACTCATTTTCCGGTTTTGGCGCCAGGGAATAATGTCCCGTCCGCCGGCGGCGCCGTCGTCTTGGTCGGTTCCTTCTCCGCAACCGGATTGACTTTCGTGGCTCCGTTCGGGGCGACCTCATGGATGGCTTCCCGTTCGGCTTCCCCGTCGACGGTCTCGCCCATCGCATCCCGTTCGGCCTCGAGGTCGACCTCGGAATCCTCGCTCCGCCGCATCTCGAAGCCCTCCGTCCCTGTGCCCGATTCGGCTTGTTTTAGAATGTCCGCCAAGTGGGACGGCGCGAGATCATGCCGCCAGCCGTAAAGGGTCACGTCGGCAAACTTCCCGCCGGCCTGCCAATCTTTGGCGATGACCTGGGTCACGCCGATCGCCGGATGATCCTTGTAGATGTTCCGCTCGACGATGGTTTGGGCGATCCGATCTCCGAACCGTTGCCGTTGCGTATGCTCAGAAAGGCAGTCCAAGATCGCCGGGTCGTCATAATTGATCCACAGCCCGAGCGGCGCCTCGACGAGGAAAAAGACCCACCGCCCCGGCCGGGGATCCTGGGTGAACTTGCCGGGATTTTCATCGACCTGCCCGTAGAGCGCGGCATTCGGATTCTTGGGTTGATCCTGCAAGGGGCCGCTCCACCACTTTTCCTTCATCTTCGCCTGGATGGATTGGATGAAGTACGTATAAGGGTTGTAGAACAGGTATTTGTCGATGACGACGACCGAACCGCTCGCCGCATATCCGATCCCGATTTTACGGACAGCGACGCCGGTAATCGCCTTTGTCGTCCCGGCCCGCTCCACGTAAGGATTGTTCCTCACCTCGCCGCCGACGACGATGCTTTGGGGCGTGAGGGTCGTGATCGCCGCCGTCTTATTGAGCTGCCGATAACCCGAGACGGTGAGTGAATAGCGGTACTTTTCGACCTTGCCCCTCGGCCGCGGTGCATCCTGGCCGTCACCCTCATCATCTTCAGGAGCCGGTTTCCCCTTACCGGCCTTGGAATCGTAGACGGGATAAAAATGGCCGAGTTTATCCCACAGCCGCATGACCGTTTTGATCGGCCGCATGATCGTTCCGTCGGGATTGGCTCGGCAATAGACCTGGCCGAAGTCGGCCGTAAGCATGATCTCCTTGCTGGTCGGTTTGGGCGGCGGGGCCGCCGTGGTCGCAGGTTTCGGCGCGGAATCGGCGCCTTCGTTTTCCTTCGTCGAAGTACTCATAAGGATCCTCCTTTGAAAATTATTTCCGATTTGACTTTTGGCCGCCTTTGGAAGTATCCTTGAGGGGCCTTTTATAACCTCCTCCGGTCCCTCCGGCGGTGCAGGCAGACTTCCCATCCGATCCTCGTTCGAGGGACCGGCCTTCCTTTCGATCCTCAACCTCCTTTCCCGCAAGCTCCTCCAGCTCCTTCGCCACGACCGTTCCCTGTTCAAACAGTTCCACGAGTTGTCTTGAAAGGAATCGGATTCGCCGGCGGACATTCCTCCAATAGGCCGCCTGATGACCGCGGATGAATTTCTGCCAATCCCGGCTCGGAATAAAATGACCGCCACAGCCGCACTTACAAGGGCGGGGGGCCAAGTCGGGGCTTGGGGCAGAAGTCCGCCGTAGATGCATTGGACGCATTTCTAGGAGCGGTTTAGATGGCGGCCCGGGCGTCTTCGACTTCCAATCCGTAGGCTTTGCGCAGGAGCACGCGGATCTCCGCACTAACCGTTCGGTCGGCAATCCGGGCCGAGTCCTCGAGCCTGACAAGAAGGGGCCCGTCGATTTTAAAAGCGATGACTTTGGAGCCCCTGACGGCGATCGGGACTTCGGACGTTTGGGCTTCCGGCTGCTTCGACTTCTTCAATTCGGATCTCCTTTCGTCCGTATTATAGATTCCGAAGGGATTAAAATCAATATAAATTTTTATGCCTTCCTTATACCTATCCGCGTAGAAATGCGGTGAAAAACCGATCGAATCCGACGGGCCGCACCAAATATTTCCAGATTTTTCCAAACCTTCAGATATTACGGGGATTTTTGACCCGCCGAAAATCCAAATTGTAGTTGCATTATATAAATGATTTATATACATTATAAAGCATCTGCTGCCAACACACCGGCAGCGGCCCCTGACCCGGGTAGGTCAAGGGAAGGTTCCTTGAAGGGCTGCAAGGCTCAAGAAAGCAAGGTCGGTAGGGCGGCCGGACAAGACCCGGACAGCAGGCTCGGTAGTTTACCGCGCCGGGCTCGATCAGGGCAACGAAGCCGGCGACCGAGGATCATAATCAGGTGACGGAGCGATCGGAGATGCCGGCGCCACTAGCACGAGCCCTCACAGGATGAGGGCGGGCGGCGAGAACGGCAAAAGAACGGCACGAGGATGCGCTCGCGGTACACGGTAATCGAAACGATCAAGGCAAGCGGAAGGGGGATCCTGGATACGAAGAGACGGTAAACGGGATCCCTTTCTTTTCTCTGAATAGGTTTTACTCAAGGAGGTAAATCCAAATGTCCAAACCTATCGTGAAGTTAGTCGGTGAGGATGGAAACGCATTCTCGATTTTAGGTCGGTGCAGGACGGCCGCCCGGAAGGCCGGGATGCCGAAGGAACAGTTCGACGCCTTCATGGAAGAGGCGACGAGTGGCGATTACAATCACCTGTTGGCCACGGTCATGAAGTACTTCGATGAGGAGTCCGAACGGTCGGAGGACGACGAGGAGGATGAGGACGAAGGGGGCGAGCCCGACGATTGCCAGAATTGTACGCATGGAACGAAGGGCGGCGGATGCACATTAAGCTCCGAAGACTTCGACGATGACGGCCTGGGCGGCGAATGCCCTAGCTACGAAGCGCGGTAAGGAGAACGACCATGCGAGCCGAAATATTCGAAGGCATGGAAAACGCGGCGACTCATTTCAACCGCACAAGCCGAACCGAACGGAGACTCACCCGGTTGACCTCGGAGCTCCGAACGGCCATCCATCGCGGCGAGAACGCCGATGAGGTCCGGCGGCAGATCGACATCACTTTCAAACGCCTCTGGCGGCTGCGGATGAAGGGCTGAAGGCGAAAGGAGAATGGACGTGGGAACTATGAATCCGTTGGCAGCGTTATTTTGTGTGGCTCGGACGGCGAGCGAATTCGAGCGGGAGAACCTTCTCAACGACGCGGACGCATTCCTGGCCGTCGCTCGGACGACCAAAGGGTCGGTTCTTTTGACACCGGCCGGCCGCACCTTCGTTGAAGAGTCCTTGGCGATCGGATGCCAAATCGTCGAATTCGACCATTATCCGAAAGCGGAAGGGATGGGTGGCGAGCGGATCCACTTTTGGATGAACCGTTCATCGGTCGAGTTTCTGTTGGAAAAGATAGCGGCCGAGAAAGACCGCGTCGTCGCCGTCGAGAAAATCTTGACGGTTTATTAAAAGGAGAAAGAACGTGAAATTCCGAAAGATGGAGGAAATGGGCAAAGAGGAGGAGATCCAACTGTGGCACTCGTTCATGGACGCCCTCCCCGAACAGAGTTACCTTAAGCCCCTTCTGACCGGCCTCAGCCATTACATCGCCGGCGAGATCAGGAACGATACGGCGATTCCGATCATGGGACTCCTGACCGCCGAGACGATGGAGAAGAACGATCTCATCCGAGATGTCGGAAGGCTGGAAGCCCGGATTGAGGGAATGGTAAAGGACGGGATCTCGCTCCAAGCCGAAATCATCACCCTTCGCGAACAGCGGGACAACCTTAAAAATGCCTACACGGACAGGGAGGACGAATTGGGACAAGAGCAGGATGCACATCTCCGGACGCGGAACCTGCTGGCGATGGCCAACCGCGAGATCGAGCGCCTCAAAGCCAAAAGGTTCGACGAGTTGTTGGACGAATTCGCGGCGATAAAGGCGCGGGAGCGGAAGGAAGAAAAAGGGGAAGGCCAATGAAAGTCCTCGTATCGACGCACAAGGACCAAGGCATCCGGCCCAGCGATTTCTGCTGGATTCCCGACGACGAGCTTGTGTTGTGGCCGACGGAATGCGATGCCGACGGGGATGAGATCGACGGCGGCTGCGGCTGCCGGCGGTCGATGATCGGGATGGATTGCAAGAAGACGACGACGACCTTCACCGTTGCGGACGTGGATATGACGATCGATGCCTACTTATGGAAACTAATCCAAAGTGAAAGGCAAATGGGCTTCATCAGCGAAACCCAAAGCGGGGCCTTCTTCGGCGATCTCAAAAAAACGATCCAAAGGGGCTTGGGCTTATTGAAAGTGGCTGAGCAGTATTCGATCAACGCGATCCTTGAACGGCGCGGTGGGGTCATCCAGGAACGGAAGAGGGGAAAAAGACCGGGATGGATACCGCGGCCATGAAGAGCTTCCTGGAGGAATTCAACCAACTCGTGATGGGTAGGCTATTTGGGGTCAAGGAAATCAAACGCGATCCGGTCCGTTTCTTCCCCAAAGGGCTCCGCTATCGCTACTACTCCGTCAAGCGCGGCAATCGGGAATGGAAGTACTGCTACTCCACCACCCGAAACGAAAACGGAAAATTCGCCTCCTGGGTCTACATGCCCAAAGGCAAGGGGCGGTGGACGGAGCGACGGTTCCGGCAACTGCGGAGCCGAACGAAGTCGAAGGCGCGGGCCATGAAGTTGAGGGACGAATTCGATCGACGGAAGGAGAGGAAAAATGTCGAAGCATGATGAAGACCACACCGAAGAGGCCGACCGGCTGGAAGAAATCCACGACGAGATGCAGGAGCTCCTTGGCGAGGCCAAGCAACTCATCCAACGTTTTGTCCATGTCCGGGCGCGGGCCGAGGCCTACTGGATCCCTCAGATCGCGATGGCGCTGAGCAACGAGCACGACTACTTGGGCAGCGGTTCCTACACGTTGGCGGAGACCATCAAGGATCTCTGTGAAGATTCTGAATCCGAAGAGGAAGTGACTGGACCCACTCCGAGCGAACAGCCGGGCGAAGGAGGAGGACAATGAAATTCCTGGATGTCCGACCGGACCAATTCATGAAGGACGTCGCAACCTCGCTCGGCTACCGCGGCCGGAAATTCAAGCTCGAAGTGACAGGGA